GCACAAAATTTAGCTAAACAAGCAGAAACATACTCTGATGTATTATCAAATTTAGGAAAAGGAGCTGATGATGTTTCTACCATAGCTGACGCTATAGCAAAAGGCGGGCTCGGTCCTTTTGCAGACAGTTTAGAAGATATATTGAACATTTTAATGAAGATGCCAGATGTAGCTGATAAGATAAAAATTGAAAAAGATACTTTAGATGGTGCTGATACATTCAGAGATAGGATGAAACAGATAGGTGATACATTTGGTTTTATAGACATAAAACAAACATTTTCTTTTGCTGGAGCTTTACTTTTAGCAAAAGAATTTTTAGATACTAGCTTAGATATTAAACAGAGTTTAGGTGTATCTGGATTAGAATCTGCAAGAATAGCTACCAACCTTAAAGCTGCTAATATCGCTGCTAGAGCATTTGGTGGAAATGCTCAAGAAGCAGAAGCTGCTGTATTAAGTTTAGAAGAAAATTTTGGTTCAATTGACACTATATCATTGGGTGTATCTACTAAGGTTGGTGCTTTAACAGGACAATTTGGATTGGCTGGTGATAGCGCTGGTAAACTTTTAAAATCTTTAGAGGGTGTAAGTGGTGCTTCTTTAGAAACAAATATTGAATTAACAAAAGCTATTGGACAATTAGCTAGGGCTGAGGGTGTATCACCAGCAAAAGTATTAAATGATATTGCCGAAGATACAGAAACATTTGCTAAATTCGGAAAAGATGGTGGAAGAAACATAGGACAGGCTGCTGTTCAAGCAAGAAAGCTCGGTGTTAATATGGCAACTGTTGCTGGTATAGCCGAATCACTACTAAGTTTTGAAGAATCTATAGAAAAACAAATGGAAGCGTCAGTATTACTTGGTAGACAATTAAATTTAGATAAAGCTAGAGAATTAGCACTTTCAGGTGATTTGGATGGGTTACAAAAAGAGATAGTAAATCAAGTAGGTAGTCAAGCAGACTTTGAGGCTATGAATGTTGTTCAGAGACAAGCTTTGGCTGATGCTGTAGGAGTTCAAGTTGGTGATTTAGCAAAGATAGTAGCTGGTGATAAGACATCTGCTGAATTAGCAAAAGATGCTGCTGCAGAAGAAGAAAAAAGAGTTAGTCTGATGACAAGATTAGCTGAACAAACAGCAAATCTTAATGTTGCTAGTTTGATAGGACAGGGAATAAATACTGCTATTGCTGCTGTAACTATGACAAGATTGGGAACTGAAGAAGCTATAAATAAGACAAAAGGAAAAGGTATATTATTAGGTGCAAAAGATTTAGCAAAAAATGCTGGAGGAGCAATTGCCACACTAGCTAAAGGTGCTGGTTCTATATTTTCTTCATTTGGTATGATTCCTTTTGGAATTGGTATACCACTTGCTATAGCAGCTGTTGCTAGTATGTACGCATTAGCTAAAAAAGCTAAAGGTAGTGTTCCAAAATTAGAAACTGGTGGTGTTGTTAAAAAGACTGGTATGGCTGAAGTACATAAAGGTGAAGCATTTTCAGGTACTAAAAACGAAATGGGCTTTGGCGCTAGTATGAAAGAAACAGAAAGGTTACTTAGTGAAAACACAGCGGCTGTAAAACAATTGACAGCAAAACATACAGAATTAATGAATTCGCTAACTGGTAAAGTTGGCGAAATGGCTATGAGTTAGGAGACATAGAGTGGCACTTAAAGACTTAGTATCAGATTTATCGGCTTTTAAAGGACAGACAACTCCCGATAGTATTGACAATCAAATTGAAAAGGGTGTAGATTTCTTTGATAATCAAACTGGTGGTGCTGATGGATTTACACCTAAAACAGATTTAGAATCTCTTTATCATAAAGTTAAAGAGGGAACTATAGTTGCTCCAAATGCTGGAGTTAGACCTAATGAAAAGACTCGAAATGCTTATGGGCAGCAAGGAGAGTATTCTGAATTACCAGGCGTAGGATTATCTGATCCATCACACGTATTTGATTCGGACACAATATTGTCACCTGTAAATCAACCACAATTTACTTCTGCTTTTATGACTACACCGATTGCAGATTATTTGAGTTCTTACAATCCAACTGAACCATTCTCAAATGATTTAACTTTGACGAGAGCAGTAGAACAACACACATCTACAGGTCCCACACAATTTACAATATCGCCATTTGACGATACACCATTATATGAAGGCGCACACGGTTCATCTTTATTACCTGTACAAAATCAATTTGATTTTACTATTTTTCGTGATAGAGTAAGAGAGGCCGAAACGCCACCATTTCATTCTTCAGTAACAGCACCATTTACTAATGTTGCGCTACCAAGTCCTTTTTTAGAGGGTGAATATGTAGTTGAATTTGGAAGTATTGGTGGTCTTAATACGAGAGATAGATATAAAGATGGTTCTATACATATTATGGCTGATGATATTAAATCGCCAATCGGTGGTGATGTGGTTGAGTTTGCTAGTTTATTGCCACTAACAGGAAGAACTTCACAATTTTCTACGCCCGAAACAATTGGTGAGGACAATGAATATTCATTCCCAACTGGATTTACTGCACCAGGTGGACAGACAACTCAAAATTTACCAAGAGAAAATTTTAGAACCACAGAAGATGGACCAAATATGGACACACTTCAAAGTGAATTTTCTGTTTCGACATTAAAAAAGACTTATGAGGATTCTGATTATGTTGCAGATTTATTTAAATTTGATGGTGGTACATTTCAAAATGTTCCAGGTGGATTGCAAGATGGTAAACCATTTTCTAAAACATATAGAGAATTGGCAGACCCAAACAACTTTGATTTATTTAGACAACCTTTTATTTTAAGAGAAGTAGGAAACAATTGGGGCTTAGACCCAATCGAAACTGAAAATCCAATTGGTTCATTTTTTGGTGGTCTTGCAAATACTGTAGATAGTATATTGGGTGGTTTTGTAAGAGGAGCACCAGGCTTTACAGGATTAATTAGTAGAAGTATAACAGATAAATTTAGAATTGGTAAGTTCCTATTGACGATGGATGGTTTAGGATTTATAGGTAAACAATATGTTTTACAAGGACTTAATCCTACATTAGAAAGTAAAATTTATAATCCTTTATCTGCTCTTAGTCTTGTCGGCGGAGGAGATGTTTATAACGCAGTTTATGATGCTATTTATTCATCAGCAACTGCACAATCTAATATATCAGAATTCGCAAGAGGTTTGGGTGGAATAATAGCAACCGCTGCTCTTCCAATAGGACATCCTGAAAGACACGTAGGTGGTGGTAGATATGAAGATGTCAATCCATTGGAGAGAGTTCCTAATTTTATTTTAGACCAAATAACAGATAATACAGTAAAGACAATTGCTGAAGGATTAAAATTTAATAGTTCTGATAAAGGTTGGGGTAGTAGAATTGCTATGCAGAGTAATCCTGAACTTGTAAAAGAACAAACTTTAGACTTAGGAATTTTTGGAAGTGCGACAATAGGTGGAAGAGATTTAGGAACTTCTATGTTGCTTATGAATCCAAACAAATATTTATTTCCAGTATCTTCTGCTCCAAAATCAGTTGGTAAAGGTGGAATTTCTTTTATTGGTGGCATTGGTGATGCTAAAGCTGAAGCAGAACAAATTGAAGAAAAGAAAGGTGGTACTTTTAATCCAAAAACTGCTTATAATAACACAGAAAATATAAAACGACATGCAGCATTGGGATACGCTGATTTAAAACAAAGTAATAGGTATGAAAACTTTTTAGATTCACACTCTGAAAGAAATAGATTAGCCGACTCAATTCAAAATAGTGACGAAAATTTTAAAAAGAATGAGGAAGCAGTAACTAATGGTTTTATTGGAGATCCAGGAAGAATTGACAACAATACTACATTTGATAAATTAACTGGTGTTGAGGCTCTTAGAAAGGGTGGTGTAAAAAGTAGTAATGTTGATAAAGTAAATCTATTACCATATGGTACGAAAGATGAAAAGATTGGTGACCAACTTATTACTGATTTTGTAAAATTTAAATTTCACGATATGGTTAATAATAAGTTTATTATATTTAGAGCTATTTTAGATGGAATATCAGATTCTATAACTCCTGAATACGGAGAGGAAAGATATGTAGGTAGACCAGATAAAGTTTATGTATATCAAGGTGCTGATAGAAGTATAAGTTTTGGATTTAAAGTAGTTCCTAAAACAGCGCAAGAAATGCCAGTATTAATGGAAAAACTAAACTATTTAGTTGGTATGTGCTACCCATCATATACGCCAGAAGAAAGAATGGTTACACCACTTATGTCTTTGACTCTCGGTGATATGTTTAATGGGGCTATGGGTTTGCTTGGCTCTTTAACTGTAACAGTAGAAGATGCCTCAACTTGGGAAATAAGTGATGGTTTACAATTTCCACATTTTATCTCTTGTCAATGTGAGTTTAAGTACATAGGTAATAATGTATTGGCATCGAAAGGAAAACATTATGGATTAAAATGGTTGCCAGATGGTAGTTCAGCACCAACTATCGTAGAGGGTGCTGCTGTAAACAGATTCACAAACACATCTGATTTAGGATTCAATGATTATCCAAACAGAAACAATAATGGTTCTGATTACAGACCATTATATAAAGAATTAGGACAACCATAAAATGAGATACAAAAACGCAAAAATATTGAAAGATAAAAACAATGTTAGGTTTTACAGACCAACTATTGTTCCAAATATACCAATTAAAGATTCAGATATATTTGTTTATCCTGTATATGGAGAAAGATTTGATAATATGGCACAAAGATATTATGGTGACTCAAATCTTTGGTGGATTATAGCTAAAGCTAATGAATTAAGTAAAGGTGATATTGCACCAAGAACAGATGTCAAATTGAGAGTACCAACAGTAATAGATGATATATTAGAATCCGTTTATAACAGCAACTCTTAAAATGTTTACAAAGTTTATAAGTAAAAATATTCAAGAAAAGTTAAAATCTAAAGAGAGGGCTTTAGGTTGGAAAGTTAGGAATACTAGCCAACCAACTAAACCACCAGGCTCTGAAATTGAATCTATTAGACCAAGAGATATTATGAGTCGAACTACATTTGTTAGAATGTGTTCTAATAAATCTCAAGTTCCAAATATTCTTATATCAGGCGGAGAAAGAGATGAAGTTGGACAAATCAAATTTGGTACAGATTTGTATAGTAGTAGAGGAAATCAATTTAGACCAGTAGCTGGCGTAAAAGACATTTCTGTAGAATACAAAGGTGGAATGAAAGCTATAAGAGAATGCACTGTCAATTGGATGGTTACTACTTTGGAAGATTTGGATGTATTAACGCCTTATTTTTTAACAAAAGGTAAAACTGTGGTTGTAGATTGGGGTTGGACTAATGCCACTACAAAAGGTTTTGAAAAAGAAGTGCCACCTTTTATAACTAAAGATGTTAGTAACGGACAATATGTGGTAGACCAATCTATATTTTCAAATCCACAACAACGAATATTAGAGATGAAAGGGGATTATGATGCAATAGGTGGGTTAGTAAAAAACTTTAATTACACATTAAGAGAAGATGGTGGGTTTGATTGTACCACTACAATCACAGCTATGGGCGCTGCTCTTTTTGATATGCCAATAGACAAAGGTTCTAATCAAGCGTCTACTGTAATTATAGGTAAACCTCAAGCAAAATCAAAAATAGTTGTTCCTCCTGATAATTTAATAAATGCTATTATTAATTTAAGAAAGGTTATATATTATAATCAGTTTGGACTAACTTATGTTCTTGATTCATCATTGAGAGATATAGATTTAGCTGAAAATGGTGGATGGGATGTGGCTGTGGGTTTGGCAGCTGCTTTAAATCCTTGGGCAGATGATTCTACTGTTGCAAGTGTACAGAGTATATCAACACTTGGGTTTTCTAGAAAGACGATAGAATATTACGCTTTATTTGGAACGAAAGGCGCTGCTGTGGTTAAGTCTCAATTGGGTATAGACCAAAACTTTGGTATGGTTTTTCCAAACGCAGGTAAAGGACTAAGAGATGCTGATAAAAAACAAATAGTTTCAGGAAAGTATATACCAAAAGAGGGAAAAACTGCTGTGATTGTCGATGATCCAGATAATCCAAATGTTCTTTTGATGACAAAGCATGGTCACAGTTATGAAACATTTGTAACTTTTGGTTGGTTTGAAGATCAGATAATAAATAGATATGTTTCATTTATGGGTGGTAAAGACGACAAAGATGCCAAAATAACTATGAGAAGTTTAGATACTGTATTACACACAGATGATACAGATTCTAAAAAAGTGGGAGAACCGATAGAGGCCGCTTTTTTAAGAAACATTTTACAAGATAAAAACAATTTTGATGATAAAAAAGCAGAGGCTGAGAAATATGGAATTATATTAGATGCAGATGTCGATCCTGAAAATTTAAATGATGTTGTAAAGACACCAACTCTTATAAGAAATCCACCTCTTCTATTTCCTAACGATCCAAATAAATTTTTTATAAAAGAGAATATACCCACTAGAGATACAACTGCTAAAAGTGATGACGCTGACATTAACAAAAGGGCTGGATATGAATTAGATTTATGGAAAGGAATAAAGAACAATCCAAATATAAGAGAATTTTCTGTAGATAGAGATGATACTAAACCAAGAGGTGCTTTAAGAAATATTTGGGTTAATATCAGAGAGATACAATCTGCTTTTGGAGTAGAAAATCCTGATGCGGTTATACAAGACCAAGCTAATGTAAAACCACCTGGTACATTAGAAAACGCTATAAAGAATTTATTAAGTAAATTAAATAACAATTTTAATAATGTTTGGAATTTTGAATTAGTTACAGACCCATATGATTCTACAAATATAAAAGTAGTCGACCAAAAGGCTTCTGTTAATTCACCAATTTATTCAAAATTTGCAGAAAACTCTCACGCCGTTACTGAAAGAGGGATTTACAAATTTCCATCGTTTAATATTGGTAGTATAGTAAAGACTCAAAATTTAGAATTTAAACTTCCAGATTCTATGGCAGTAACCACTCTTTATAGTTCAAATAAAACTAAAGGATCGTCAAATGAGAGTGATTTAAATAATTCTAAGATAAGTAAGTTATTTTTACGTGATGAAGCGCCAGATGAAAATACTCCTGATGTATATGCAGACAGATATTTAGAAGATTTAAAAAAATCTTCACAATCAGGTGACCACGGTATTAAATCTTATTTTGTGCCAGTAAAAATCGGTAGTCAAAATACAAGTTACAATTCTAAGATAATAAATAATTATAAAACTAAAGGCCCGATGTATATTGCTCTAAACGAATTTAGTTATTGGTGGAATAGATGGGTTCCAGGAAATAAATCATCAGAACAAAAAGATACTGAAGCCACAGAAAATACAGTTAAAGAAAAAGAACCAATAGAAAAGCTTGCTGTTATTTATGATGAAAATTCAAAAACGGATACAATAGTTAGAATTAGAGAAACTGAAGCAGGTTCAAATCAATATAATCCAGTTACAATTAAAGGTAGAAAAGACGAATTACAAACTGTTGAATATTATAATTACAATGAACAAAGTAATATTATAACTATGTCAGATGATGCAAAATTTGTTTTAAGAAGTCACCTTAATTCCTCAACACCTACTAAATCATTTAGTACAGATGATATTATTCCAGCCGAACTTGGTTTAACAATAGATGGTATAGGTGGAATTATGCCAGGTGATTTAATTCAAACTGATTACATACAACAAAAATATAATGCTAATATAGTAAAAGATAATACAGATTTTGGGCCTCTTGTTTATTTTCAAATATTCACTTTGAATCAGAAAGTAGATTCGGCAACTTGGAATACTGAAATTAACACCAAAATGAGATATAATTCTATTCCAGATCTTGATGGATTACAATTTGAAACAGTAGAAGCTCCACCAGCAAAAGTTCTTAAAAAGACACCACAACCACCTGCTCAACCACCTGAAGAACCAGGTGAAATAGGACCAGATTCAGCTTTTAGTGGTTTTGGATTAAATAATCAATTTACTTTACCACCATTAGAAACTTATAAATTTAAACCTAATCCTGAAGATTATATTGAACCTGTTCCCGAACCTGAGGCTACGCCTCCTGCTGAAGAACCATTTGTAGGACCAACAGTTATTAATAATGGAATACCACCAGCAGAAGAAAAGCCTGATGCTATGCCAGAAAAACCGATGCCAATAGTTGAAGTTGTGGAAGAGCCAGAGGTTCCTGTAGAGCAAGAAATAATAAAAGTTATAAAGCAGTCTCCTGGTCAACCAAAAATAACAATGCCAGTAGTGGTTAAGACAGTTGAACCACCAAAGACTGCAGTTGCGCCTACTGTTACAGTGGTAGAATATGAAGAGCCTGAAGTTGCAGTTATTCCAAAACCTAAACCAAAACCAACGCCTCCAGCAACTCCACCACCACCAACACCACCTAAGATAATGGAAACACCTACACAAAAGGTTAAAAGGGAACAAAGACAGAAAGCACCAAAACGTAAATCTAATCCAGTACCAGCAAAAACTACTTATAAAGCTGATGGAGCAGATAATAGGATTATATATAGAATTATACCACTTTGGAGAACTGAATACGCAAGTACTCAAACACAACGTAATAATGGTGATTACAAACAACAAAAAATTTATGGTGAGGCAAGTGGAAAAACACCAGTACCAAAAGCAGTCAGACAAGCTTTTTGGGATGATAATATAGAACCACCAAATTCAACTGGAATTTCAAACAGAGCTATTGTGGATTCAAATGAGGCTGTACTACTGGCTAGCGGTAGATATTTTAGTTCAACATATATTGCAAAATACGATAATAGATAAGGAGTAAAAAATGGCATTATCAGCAGAAAGTATGATGGGTATGACACAACAACAAGCCACACAGGCGATTGCAGAAGAACAGTCTGTTATTGATTCCCAACTCATTATTACACCCGAAACACTTCAATTTAGAAAAAATATTCAAGAGTCACGTAGGTTGGGTATTGAATTATTTAATCCTATTATTGAAGATATAACTAATAGAACTGTTAGGGCTGTTACAGGACAGATAGCTGAAAAAAATGAATTTAGAACTAGAAAAGGAAAAGTAATAAAAAAAGGAACACAATATCACGTACATTACACAAGAGAAAATGAAGAGATTTTTATGACTTCACATAAACACAATGCTTTTAGTGAAATTATTTATCCAATAAATCGACAATCATTTATAATTAGTTACTATAATGAATTGAATCAACAAGATCCTATTATACTAAATGGTAATGTTCCTTTACCAAATGATGCTGATTATAGTAAAGGTGTTTTCACAAGATGCTTTGCTAAAAAAGCAAATGATGAAAGAGCGCTACCATTTGAAATATTACCCGATGATATGGATTCATCACCATTGTATTTGTATCTTAATGTAGATTGGTATTTAACAGGAACTCCCGAATCAGTTGAGTTAGCCAATCGTAGAAAAACAGAGTTAGCAGCTGAAGTATGGCCTAATATTGGTGGACTATTGAATCCCTTTCAATATTACAGAAAAATTACTGACCAAACACCTGAGGAAATAACGAGAGAAAGATTAACTCAGTCTGCATTTGTTTATGGTGTAGAAAATGCTCCAGATCCAGGCACAAGCTCAAATACAGTTACACAAAATCAAGCACCATCAGGATATAGCGCTGGCTCGGGAGGCCCACCACCTGGCGCAATGACAGGTGGAGCAACTGGTGGTGGTGGCGGAAGCTCATATTAATTTTACATTTTCGGATTTTTATTTAATACTTATAAGTAAATTAAGGTTATAGTTATGAAAAATCAAGTCTTGGATAAAGGCTTTATTGAGGTTGTAGATTCATTAGGAAATGATTTAACAGTCGTCAATTCAGCTCGTGTATCATTCGGTAAAAGAAAAAAATATTGGGATAAATCAGACGAAAGATTAGTTCGTTATTTGGCAAAATACAAACACTATTCACCATTTAGACATTTACAGGTTCAGTTTCACATTAAAGCGCCAGAGTTCGTAATGAGACAATGGTACAAACACGTAGTTGGTATTGAAACCACATCTAATTCATCTGCGAAAGATCACGCGTGGAATGAGATTAGTGGTCGTTATGTGCCAGTAGAGGATTTTTATGTACCATCTATTTGGAGAAAACAATCTGATGACAATAAACAAGCATCAGAGGGTGTATTAGATGACTTACAACAGAAGAGAATGTCGAGTGTTTTCAATGAGTATATGAGACAAGTAGAAATGGCGTATGATAGAATGATTGATGCTGGTATGGCTAAAGAACAGGCAAGAATCATCTTACCACTAAATCAATACACAGAAGTATATTGGACAGCATCGTTTCAGGCGATAATGAATTTTATAGAATTGAGAAATGAAAAGACATCACAGATAGAGATACAAGAATATGCTAAATCCTTATTGGATTTGATGCATGATACATTTCCAAAAATAACAAAAATATGGGCTGATGCTCATAATTGGCAATAATGTTAGAGGGCTTACATATATTTGAAGATTTTTATGAGAATCCTGATGAGGTTAGGGATTATGCTCTAACATTAGATTTTAATGTAGCAGGAAATTATCCAGGTATTAGAACCAAATCATATTATGAAGAACAACATAATTATCTAAAAAAATTCTTTGAAGATTCTATTATCAAACAAAAAATAAATCATTGGCCAGATGAATACAACACCGCTTTCCAATATACAACGGAAAAAGATAAAACTTGGATACATCACGATCAAACACAATGGGCTGGTGTTTTATATTTAACACCTAATGCGCCAGTTGAATCAGGAACTTCTTTTTGGAGACATAAAGAAACTGGTGTTTATCTTTGGGATGGTGTGGAAGATAGCGATAGTGATTTACAGAGTCAAAACGATTTTGATGAATGGGAAGAAATAGGGTATGTTGGTAATATCTATAATCGATTAATTGTTTACAAAGGTTGTTATTATCATTGTAGTAAAGTTGCTGGATTTGGAACAGATAAGAACAACGCTAGATTATTCCAAACATTTTTTTTCGATGAGTAAAGACACTTTATCCATAGTAGTAGGACATCCAAATAATGAAACACAGATTTCAGCGATGTCTAATATTGTAGACCAATTAAAAAAAACTTCAACTGATATTTTAGTATGTACTCATTGTGAAATACCAAAATTCATAGTAGATAAAGTAGATTATACCATAGTAGATTTAGATAATAATCAGAAAATAAAACATAAAGATTTATCCTATCCATCATTTAAAGATAGGATAAGTGTTGATTGGGCTAAGTGGAAATTAACACCACAACAATTACAGAAAAAAAATATTTATGACCAAAATTACATTGGGTTTGGCACTACTCAAAATTATTTTGATGGACTCAGAGGTATAAATTTTCAAGCGCCTATGAGACCACATCCTTGGCATTATGCAGCTTTGAAAAATGTTGAGAATGGAATTAAGTTTGCTAAAAAAAATGGTTACAAATATTTTAATTATATGGAAGCTGATTTTCAATTACACAATGACGAAGTGGGTAATTTTGAAAAGGTAAAAAAGAAATTAATTGACAGAAACAAAAAATTATATTGTATTTATTACAATGACAACTTCCATAAGCGTAAAGATTTAATGTGGGGAATTAGTATGGAACTTTTGATTGGTGAGGTAGATTTCTTTCATAATGTTATTAAATGGCCTGATAGTTTACAGAGATTTAAAGATAATTGTTTTGGTTTCTTTTTAGATACAGTAGCTCCTGCTTTTACTTGGGCACACGAACTATCTATAGAGGCTTACATTTATGAAAATATTAATTGGGCACACAAATTAGATTCCGTCTATAATGAAGTAACCGATATTTCGCCTGAGAGTCAAAAATATTGTAGTCAATTTCCAAAATCAAAATTAAACACCAGCGTAACATCGGAACACACTGGAATTGTTACATTGGTTGTTAATAAAGATGACTATCAAAAAGCAGGTATTTTTTGTTTAGCTAAAAGGGAGCAGGGTTATATTCGCTATCAATATCTTTTAACAAAAGATGGTGTTATAGAAATATGTAAAGAAACATTACCAAAACAATGGGTGGATGGTAATTACTTTTTTGAAGAATTTTATTTAGAAAAGGGAAGTAAGTATAAGTTGCAAGTAATTGCACCTAAAGGTGGTGGTGTCTCAAAACTTCATAAAAAATTAGTTTATGAACAAAGTTTTACAGTTGACGAGTTGATTAATTATACAGCAGTAGGAAAAATGTTTCCTTGTGAGTATCAGTATACAGAATGAAAATAATAGAAACATCTAAAGAGTGGGATAAATTTATGTCAGAGTTTAAAAAGAATGACTCTGTTGTAATACCAATAGAATGTGACCCAAATGTACATCCAAAACAAACAGAATTGTGTTTATTGTATTTAAGATTACTGAATGATGATACAGAAGAGTATGTATTACCATTTCGCCACTCTGATGCCATAAATCTAAGACATAAATATCTCAAAAATATTAATACATCAAAAAGGGTTTACACTTATGATAAAAAGAAATTGTTACATTTTTTAGATTGGAAAAATGTATTTGATGTTCAGATGAATTATTATTTAGAAAAAAACACACCATTGGCAATCGATGATGTAACCACTAACGCACATAGATATTTTTATAGTACACATTACAAAACACCCAATATAAATTGTGCAGTTCCTTTGATGAAACACATAGAGTATTGTAGAGAGTTGGTAAAGCATCGCATAACACCAGCTGCTATTATGGGTAGTAAACCAACCGAATCTACATTTAAAACTTATAACTTTGATGTGTTAGAGAGTTTACAGAAAGTAGAGAGTAATGGATTAAAAACCATAAATGGTATGGTGTTTAGTGAATATAATCCTTATACTGCCACAGGCCGCCCATCTAATAGATTTGGTGGAATGAACTTTGCTGCTCTCAACAAAAAAGATGGTAGTAGAAAGAAATTTATTAGTAGATATGGTAAAGATGGTATGTTGATTGAGATGGATTATGATGCTTATCATCTTCGATTAATCGGTGAAGTGGTTGGTTATAAATTTCCAAAAGGTTCGGTACATAAACATATGGCTAAGTTATATAAAGTTGATTATGAAGAGGCTAAATCTCTATCATTTCAGTATTTATATGGTCACATACCTGATGATGTGTTAAAATCTAACCCATTCTTCAAAAAAGTTCAAGTATATATAGATGAGGTTTGGAAGAGGTATAAATCGAATAATTTTATAGAATCAGATATTTATAATAAGAGAATATATAGGAATAATCTGTCTGATATGAATAAGAACAAAGTTTTTAACTATCTTATTCAGTTGATGGAAACAGAAAGTAATATGAGTATGCTTACACAGTTAGTACCTAAAATTAAAGATTATAAAAGTAAGTTGATTTTATATAGCTATGACTCATTTTTGTTTGATTTTCATATTAAAGATGGATTAGATTTTATTAAAATGGTAAAGGCTACTATTGAACAAAAGGGAAAATATCCTGTAAAAGTAGCAAAGGGATGGAATTACCACGAAATGAAAGACATTACAAGGAAATTTAAATGATTAAAGATTTAAATAAGATATTAGTAGAATGGTCTTACCGAACAAGTGATGGTAAACCCGATGTCAAAAATAGTGCTAAACTCATAGTATTAGAATCCGTATTGAATGATTTTGGTTGGAGTAAAGAAGCCAGAGCTGAGTTATTGAACAATCTGATTAACGAAGTTAAACCTACTTCATTTGTTGGTATGACTAAAGCTGGCAAAAAAAGATACTTTCAAGATAAAGATTCATTACAACGGGCAATCAAAAGAGGTAGTGTTACACCTGTAGATAAAAAGGATGATAAAGATAAGGATGCTGGAAAGCCAAAGCCATCAATGGATTTTGATAGATTTGCAGATAAACCAAAAGACGGCGATGATAGTGAAGATGAGACTCAATCTCAAAAAGTTCCCGAAGAAACTAAAGTAACAAAGAAATATAAAGATGAAACTAATTCTTTTTTAAACGATTCGGGAGTTCCTGAACATAAGGAAGTTAAGAAAAAATTAGATAAATTATATAATGGGGAATCATTAAGTGAAGATGAAAAAGAGTTTCTATCCAAATGGATTAGGGTTGTTGAACCTACTGCTTCTAAAGATGCTAAATATAAAATATACATAGCTAGAGAAGAAAATAGATTTACTAGAAAAGCAAAACCGAGAGCTGAAAAAATACCTAAGTCTCCATCAACAGGAAAAGACGCAAAAGAATTACACAGTTTTTTACAAAAGAGTGGTATAAGAACTCAAAGAACTTCTACGTTTGGTGGTAAAAAAACAACAGCAAATCAAACATATGTAGGTGAAGATGGTCAAACAAAACTATTAGGTTCTGATGATAAGCCAGTTGCTAGTGTTCAAAGAGATGGTAATAATCCCCCAAAGTCAATAACAATTGGAGAACAATTAATAAATCGTCAGAATGATAAAGAAGATGGTATAAGTGATGAAGAGGCAAAAGCCAGAAGAAGGCATAACAGAAATTTAGATGAGTATGCTAAATCTATTGAAGGCGGAACTTTAGATTTTATTGATATGAATGAGGGAGTAACTCCCGATTCACCTGAAAACAGAGTCACAGTTATAAAGTCAGCTATTGGTGGTATGACAAGTCATATGAAAAAGCTAGCATCTGAACCGATTGCTGGACAACCAGCTCCACCTTTAAGTGATGAGGCTAATGAGATTTTAGATGATTTAGAAAAATTTGCTAACAGAAACCCAAATGATAATCCACAAAAATGGATGAAAGATTTCGATACTTTAATGTCAAGATTTTCAAATGAAGAAACTCTAACTGAGGGTTGGGCTAATTACGCAGAAGTCTATACTGCTATAAGAGATATGCACAATAATGGAGAGGGAACTGAAAATGGTGCTTGTGTTTTACTGCCAGAAAGTACAACATTGGAAACTGTAGACACTATCGTAATTTCAGAAAAGGGTGAGGGAGAAAGAAAGATTGTTACTTTAGATGGTGTTAGTGTTAAGAAAGGTGTTGGTGGCGCTAGTGCTTTAACATCTAAAGTCGCTAAATCTATTTTTAGAGCTGTAGGAGACTTGCCTAAAGAAGATGTAAAAGAAAAAGTATTAACTATATCAAAAGCACACGATGCCATTTATGGTATGAAATTAGATGATGAAGATTTACAGAGTCACTTAGATTATCAAAACCAATATAGAATGGATTTAGGTAATTTAGCCAGAGATGTCGGAATTAGTGATGAAGAATTAGAGCAGATAGAAAAAGATTCAGAAGGTGCTAAAGTAGAAAATGCTCTTAAACTTATAATGAGAGAAAGAAAAATAGCAGGATTGTCTAGCGATTCTGATGCTGAAGAAAAGATGAGGCAAAGATTAAGAAGTTATTATGTTTATCAAATGATTTCACACGCAGCTTATAATAATAATGTAGATGTTCAAGATTTCTCTAATGAAAGTGTGACATCTCAAACTAAAACTTTAGAAAAAAATAGAGAGATAAAAATAGATTCTTCAAATGGTATTGATGTGTTAGCCTACCCAGCACCTGAATACAATGTTGGATTTTCTCTAAATGGTAAAAGTAGAAATCCTGGTGCGGGTAGATTCAAAAATAAACCGAAGAAGAAATAATGAAAACTCAACTACTCTGCACATTCACACAGAAAGATAAGTTGGATGATATTTTAGAACTTATCATATTGTGTAATGATATACTATACAATAAGATATATGTTTTTCAAAATATCAAAGAAAGCCATCAGCTCATCTGTACATATAATGTAGAGTATGATGCCGAAAACCATCCTGAAGATATACCTAATACTATTTCACTACATAGAAAGAAACAGAGTAACACTTTGTATACAATCAACGCACTTAACGAAGTTATAAGAAGTTTAAACAATGGTGTGTTAGATAAAAGATTTCCTATACCTTGGGAACAATATCAGAACAGTCTATTACTAACAAATGAGAATGGACTAAATAAAATACCAACAAAAATACACAGTATAGTTGATACAAAAAATTGGGAAAAAGATTAAAATAAATTTGTATTTACTAAAAATAGTAGATACTTATTATCAAATGGTTACTAAAGTAACTGAAAAATGCTAATTAACTAATAAGGAGAATGAAAAATGGATATTAATTCTATTCGTAACAGGCTTACACAGCTACAAACCACAAACAATAGGACTTCAAACCTATGGAAACCACAACCAGGAAAGCAAGTAATTAGAGTATTACCTTACAAACATAATAAGGATAATCCTTTCATTGAATTGTTCTTCCACTTTGGTTTGAATAACAAAACCTATCTTTCACCAATCACATATGGTCGTCCAGATCCAATCGAAGAGTTTGCTCAAAAACTTAAAACGAGTGGCAATCGTGAGGAATACCAAATGGCTCGTAAATTGGAAGCTAAAATGAGAACTTTTGCTCCGATAATCGTAAGAGGTGAAGAAGCTCAAGGTGTTCGTTTTTGGGGTTTTGGTAAGACTGTTTATCAGGAATTACTTTCTGTAATTGCAGATCCAGACTATGGTGATATTACCGATCCTGTAAGTGGTCGTGATGTCGCTGTCGAATTCAAAACTGCTGAGGAAACAGGTAAATCTTTTCCATCAACTTCTATTCGTGTTAAACCGAATCAAACACCTATTATTGAGGACAAAGCAAAGCTTGAAGCTCTGTTAGATAATCAAAAGAATATTGCTGAGTTGTATCAGGAATTATCTTATGAAGAACTAACTGGTGTTCTTAATGAGTGGTTGAATCCAAACGAAGAGAGTACTGATGAGTCTAAAAAAGAAACAGCACCTGTTTCAGCTACAATTGCCGAATCAACTAAGGTTGAGGACACAAGCGCAGCTTTTGACGAATTGTTCAATAAGTAAATAAAGTGTAGTGGGGGCTTTATTGCCCCCACTATTTAACTAGGAGAAATATATGTCAGTTAAAGACGATTTAGCTGGGGTTCTAGCGGACTCTCTAAATAAGAAATTTAAAGACTATAAGGTTGCTTACTTTTTAGATGGTAAAAATCCAACACCCACAGACATAAAAGAATTCATCTCTACTGGTTCAACAATGTTGGACTTAGCTATTTCCAATCGCCCTAATGGTGGTATTGCTGTTGGTAGAATAACAGAATTAAATGGATTAGAAAGTAGTGGTAAATCTTTAGTAGGTGCACATTTACTCGCAGAAACTCAAAAGAAAGGTGGTGTCGCTGTTTATATAGATACTGAAACTGCCGTTAGTGAAGATTTTCTTGAAGTGATAGGTGTGGATATTGGTAAAATGTTATATCTACATTTAGAAACAGTAGAAGATATTTTTGAGGCTATCGAAGAAATCGTAACCAAAGTTAGAGAATCAGATAAAGATAGATTAGTAACTATCTTAGTAGATTCACTAGCAGCTGCTACGACAAAGGTTGAGTTGAATGCAGACTATGACAAAGATGGTTGGGCTACATCAAAGGCTATTGTGATTAGTAAAGCTATGAGAAAGATTACCCAAATGATTGGTAGACAGAGAATAGCTTTAGTATTTACAAATCAGCTAAGACAAAAATTAGGTGTGATGTTTGGAGACCCGTGGACTACTTCAGGTGGTAAGGCTCTTCCATTTCACGCTTCAACTCGTATCAGATTAAAGAATAAAGGTCAGATTAAAGATAGTAAAAAGAATACTATTGGTATGACTATTCTGGCGCAAGTGATTAAGAATCGTTTGGGTCCTCCATTAAGAAAAGCTGAGTTTCCACTCTACTTTGAAAGTGGTGTAGATGATGAGGGTAGTTGGTTGCAAGTTCTTAAAGACCATAACTTAGTCAAAGTTGGTGGTGCTTGGTATACTATGACAGACCATAATGGAAAAGAGATTAAATTTCAATCTAAAGATTGGTCTGAAAAGTTAGAAGATCCAAAGTTTAAAGAATATTGTTATGAACTTATTTGTGATAAGGTAATACTAAAATATACCAAATCTGATTTAGGTATTGATGATGTAGAAGTTACAGAAGAGGTAATCGGTGAGTAATGAAAAGTATCTGTCAATACTTGAAGAAATAAAAAACAAAGGCGGTAAATTAGACTCAGAAGAACCTAATGATAAAATACTGATTATAGATGGTCTGAATACTTTTATAAGATGTTTCAGCGCTATACCAACTCTCAATGATGACGGTGCTCACGTTGGGGGAATAGTTGGTTTTCTAAGATCGGTTGGATACGCTATACGAACAATTAGACCTACTCGGACTGTTATAGTATTTGATGGTAAGGGTGGGTCTAACCGCCGTAAAAAAATATTTCCAGAGTATAAGGCTGGTAGAAAAATGTCAGAAAGACTCAATCGGTCTTATGATTTCAATACTAAAGAAGATGAACATCAATCTATGGTTATGCAATTAACCAGAGTAATTGACTATTTAGATTATTTGCCAATCACTACGATTACGATTGAGGGTATAGAAGCTGATGACACAATGGCTTATATCACTAAACAAATTCTAAAAACATCTAAGGTTGTTTTGATGTCTACAGACAAAGACTTTCTTCAGTTGGTAAATCACAGAGTATCAGTTTGGTCACCAACAAAAAAGAAGATGTACGATCCTCCAAAAGTATTAGAGGACTATGGCATTCCATCACATAACTTTGCTGTATACAGAGCAATCGATGGAGATAAGTCAGATAATATAAATGGTGTTCGTGGGTGGGGATTGAAAACTATTCAAAAAAAACTACCGCTTTTGCTCGAAGATGAGATACTTAATATAGAGGACATTATTAATGAAGATGAAAAGCTAAAAGAGAGCGAAGAGTTATTGAATAGAAACTATAGGTTAATGCAGTTAGATGAAGTAGACATCAGCGCTTCTGCTAAAACTAAAATATTAGATAAAGTCAGAGAACCTATTAATAGGTTAAATAAAATACAATTTCAAAAAAGGTTCATAGAAGATAGATTGTTTGCCACACTACCAAATATGGATAGTTGGTTAGTTCAATGTTTTGCTAAACTCAATCAAATGGCTGAGAAAACAAATGGGAAGAAAACGTAAATATACTTCAGAGGAAGAAAAAAAAGAAGCTCAGAGAAAATGGTCTATGAATTACTACTATAAGAATAGGGCAGTTCTTCAAGCAAAAGCAAGAGAACGCTATCGTAGAAAAAAACAAATGGAACTGAAAGAAATACAAAGAAGAGAACTATATGGCGAGTGAGAATTTTAATCAATTCGGTCCAACATTTCAGGCAAAGGTAATATCATCCTTACTGTCAGATAATAAATTTATACAAACAATTAGTGATATATTAGAACCAGAGTACTTTGATTCAGATGCCAATAAATGGCTAACAAAAGAAATCAGTAAGTACTTTATGGAGTTTAGAAAAGCTCCTACATTAGAGGTATTGAAAATTAAAATAACTCAAATGGAAGATGAGATATTAAAGGTTTCTGTTATAGAAAATCTAAAAGATGCTTGGAGAAATATAGAGGCTACTGATTTAGAATTTGTAAAGCAAGAAACTTTAGGTTTTTGTAAAAATCAGGTTATTAAAGAATCGATTATGGAATCGGTTAATTTATTAGAACAAAAAAAGTATGATGAAATAAAAGTAATAATTGACGCTGCTATGAAAGCTGGTAGTGAAAGAGACTTAGGTCACGATTATATTATATCATTAGAAGATAGACTTACAGATTCAGTTAGAGCAACACTACCTACACCTTGGGATTCGGTTACTACTGTTATGGATGGTGGATTGGCTGGTGGTGAGTTAGGTGTATTAGTTGCGCCTGCTGGTATTGGTAAGACTTGGTGTTTACAATCTTTAGGTGCTCATTTAGTAAAGCAAGGTAAAACTGTAGTTCATTATACTTTAGAGTTAAATGAATCTTATGTTGGTTTGAGATATGATACAGTATTTAGTGGAACACCAACTGCTAATATTAAGTTCTATCAAGATGATGTACAAAAGGTTATAGATGGTTTAAAGGGTAAGTTAATTATAAAATATTATCCTACTCGTTCTGCTTCTGTAAATACATTGGCTTCTCATCTTAAACAGATGGAGATACAAGAAATCAAACCTGATGTTGTGATTGTGGATTACGCTGACATACTAAAACCAACCACATTCTATAAAGAGAAGAGACACGCAACTGGTGAGACTTATGAAAATCTTCGTGGTATGGCTGGTGAGTTTGATGTTCCAATATGGACAGCATCACAGGCAAACAGAAGTTCGTTAGAAGAGGAAGTGATTGATGCCAGTAAAGTCGCTGAAGATTATAGTAAAGTAATGACAGCGGATTTTGTTATGTCGGTAAGTCGTAAGGTAGAAGATAAGATTGCAAACACAGGCAGAGTTCACGTAATTAAAAATAGATTTGGTGTTGATGGAATAACATTTCCTGCAGAAATTAATACCAATACAGGTCACATACAAGTGTATGAGGCTTCAACGCAGGGTGGGAAAGAAGCGCAAGGTAAGATGGATAATTCAGAAGAATATTTAAGGCAGACATTATCTAAGAAATATAATGACTTAAAACCAAAAACTGAGGGATTTGAGTAAAGAAGAATCGGTATATATTATATTTAATATTGTGAGAAGAAACAGATTAATTAGGAGTTACGATGGAAAAGTTTACATTATCAGAAAAGTTTATAAATAAATTTAAAAGGAAAAAACCACCATTCGGTTTTAACGGATTAGGTGAGTTAGTTTATATGAGAACCTATTCAAGAATCAAAGACAATGGTAAAAACGAAAGATGGTGGGAAACTGTACAAAGGGTTGTAGAGGGAACTTACTCTATGCAAAAGAAATGGATTGATTCACATCAATTAGGGTGGAATCCGTGGCAAGCTCAATCTTCTGCGCAAGATATGTATGAGCGTATGTTCAATATGAAGTTTTTGCCACCTGGCCGAGGTCTTTGGGCTATGGGAACAGCCATAACTGAAGAGAAAGGTTTATACGCCGCCCTTAACAATTGTGCATTTGTATCTACATCAACAATAAAAGAAGATTACTCAAAACCATTCTGTTTCCTTATGGATGCCAGTATGTTGGGTGTTGGTGTTGGATTTGATACAAAAGGTGCAGGAGAGATAGTTGTAAAAGGAGTTGATGAAAATAGAGATGAACAAGTATTTGAAATACCTGATACTCGTGAGGGTTGGGTTGAATCTCTAAAAATTCTTTTGGATAGTTACTTTCACGGAACTGCACCAGTAGAGTTTGATTATCAATTAATTAGACCAGCAGGTCAACCAATCAAAGGGTTTGGTGGAGTTAGTAGTGGACACGAACCATTATTAGAAGTACACGAAGATATAAGAAAGGTATTATATAAAAATAGTGGCGAACCAATATCAATCACAACAATCGTAGACATAATGAATCTTATCGGCAAATGTGTTGTTGCAGGTAATGTAAGAAGAACTGCTGAGATTGTATTTGGTGAACCTGATAATGAAGAATATTTAGATTTAAAGAATTATAAAGTAAATCCTGGGAGAGAGCAATATGGATGGACAAGTAATAATAGTATATTTGCCGAACTTGGTATGGATTATACTGATGTGTGTAAACGAATTGTGGATAATGGTGAGCCTGGATTTGCTTGGTTAGAAAATATGAGACACTACTCTCGTATGAAAAATGGTGGTGATGATAAAGACCACAGAGTAGCTGGTGGTAATCCTTGTTTAGAACAATCATTAGAATCATATGAGTTATGTTGCTTAGTAGAAACATTTCCATCTAATCACGATTCATTAGAAGATTATCAAAGAACTTTAAAATATGCGTATCTGTACGCTAAAACAGTTACATTAGGAAGAACTCATTGGCCTGAAACCAATAGAGTTATGTTAAGAAATAGAAGAATAGGATGTTCTGTAAGTGGAGTAGCTCAGTTTATTACCAAAAATGGAATGGGTGAATTACAGAAATGGTTGGAGAAAGGATATGACACTATTCAAGATTGGGATAAACAATATAGTGATTGGTTTGCTGTACCAAAGTCAATTAAAACTACTTCAGTTAAACCGAGTGGTACAGTTTCATTATTGGTTGGCGCTACTCCAGGAATGCACTATCCTGAGTCGAGGTTTTATATTAGGAGAATGAGATTATCAAAACATTCAGAATTATTAGAACCACTAAAGAAAGCTAACTATCCATTAGAACCAGCTTTCGGTTCAGAAGATACGACAATGGTTGTAGAAGTACCCGTGGATGTGGGAGAAGGGATCAGAACTGCGGCTGAACTTTCTATTTGGGAACAATTCAGTTTAGCCGCTTTTCTACAAAGACATTGGGCAGATAATCAAGTAAGTTGTACTGCTACATTTGATCCTGAAACAGAATCAGAACAATTACCACACGTACTTAATTACTTTCAATATAAGTTGAAAGGTATATCATTATTACCACGGCACGAGTTAGGTGCTTATAAACAAATGCCATACGAAGCTATTACAGAAGCTGAATATAATGAGATGGTAAGTAAATTAGGTAAATTATCATTTGGTGTAATTAAGAACGAAGAAGCAGATGTCGATAAATTTTGTAACAATGATGTTTGCGAAGTACCTGAATATGGAAATTAAACATGCGGACAGGCAGCCGGCACACCTGTAGAAAAATGTGCCTTTCATTAATGAACAAAGAAGGAGAACGATGAAATGAAATATCGTAATCTAATACTATCATTTATGATGATGACAGGATTGTTTGCTCAATCTGTAGTTGGAATTGTAACTGATGGTAAGCAACCTTTGGCTGGAGCGAATGTGGTTGTTGATGGTACTAACTTAGGAGCTGTCTCAACACAAGATGGTTCTTATGTTGTAGATGTACCAGTTGGCACACACAATGTAACTGCTTCATTCATTGGGTACTCATCAGTTACTGTGACAGTAACAGTGGGTGAAAGTAATGTAAATGCCGATTTCACTTTAGAAATCGATGCTGTTACATTATCAGCTCTTGAAGTATTAGCTTCTCGCGCTGATGAAACAACACCTGTTGCCTACACTAATGTTAGTAAGGAAGATTTGGAATTCCGTCTTGGCTCACAAGATATTCCAATGGCTCTGAATACTACACCGAGTGTTTACGCAACTGGGCAAGGCGGTGGTGCGGGTGATGCTCGTATCAATGTTCGAGGTTTCAATCAACGAAATGTTGCAGTGATGATAAATGGTGTTCCCCAAAATGATATGGAGAACGGATGGGTTTATTGGTCTAATTGGGATGGTGTCGCAGATGCTTCTAATTCCATACAGATGCAAAGAGGTCTATCAGCCGTTAATTTAGCAACACCGTCAATTGGTGGAACTATGAACATCATCACAGATCCTGCTGCTCACGAAAAGGGTGGTAAAATAAAGCAAGAAGTAGGTGAGGGTGGATTCCTTAAATCTACTTTAAACTATAACTCAGGTCTAATCAATGACAAACTGGCACTTAGTGGAACAATAGTTCGTAAGACTGGTGATGGTTTCATTGATGGAACTTGGACAGACGCATGGGCTTACTACTTTGGTAGTTCCTATCAGATGAATGACGAACATCGATTTGAGTTATACGCAATTGGTGCACCACAAAGGCACGGACAAAACCTATATAAACAGAACATAGCAACTTATTCACAAGAGTTAGCTGGTAGTATCGATGGATACAACGATTCAGCTTATGTTGAGGGTGAGAAGTTTGAGCACGAAGCTGGTAGGTTTTTCAACCAAAATTGGGCACCTGTTGATCCATCATACAAAGGCCAGCAGTATTGGTATATGTATGGTGCGAGAACAACCGATAGGTATAATGCCAATATGTTGAATGAAAGAGAAAACTTCTTTCATAAACCATTGGTAAACCTTAACCATTTCTATGACATCAATGATGAGATGAGACTAAGTTCTGTACTCTATTGGTCTGGTGGTTCAGGTGGTGGAACTGGTACTTATGGTAGTGTCAGTAGAATACCTGCAGTTGAAGGAAATGCTTGGTACGCAAGTTCACCTTGGATGTGGGATTGGAACGCTGAGATTGAACAGAACTCTGCTAATGTAGATTCTGCTTGGTCTGATACAGAAAATCGCTCAACAGGTATACTTCGTAATTCAATCAATAGACAAAACACTTATGGTTTGATTTCTAAATTAAACTATGATGTTTCAGATGAACTTGAAGTTCAGATTGGTCTTGATTGGAGAACTGCTGGTATAGAACACGCTCGTGAAGTTCGTGATTTATTAGGTGGTGACTATTATGTTGATTTTGCTGATGACAACGCTGCTGATGGTAAAGTTGTTAGGTTAGGTGATATTATCGCTTATCATAACGAAACTACTGTTGATTGGTTAGGTGGATTTGTGCAAGGTAAATATGATACTGAAAAATTCAACCTTTATGGTATGGGTGGTGTATCTACAATTGGATATACTTATCACGACCATTTTGCTGTTGATGCTGATGTAGTTGAGGCTGATAATATTACAACCTTTCAAGTTAAAGGTGGTGGTAGATTCAATCTTGATGATAGAATGTCAGCATTTGCCAATGTTGGGTATGTTCAGAAACCACCAATCTTAGATAATGTAATCGATTATGATGGTAATGTATCACAGAATCCAGATAATGAGAAATTCATATCTAATGAAATCGGTGGTGAGTATAACAGTGAATTAGTTGCTATCAAAGGTAGTTTCTATAACACTCAATGGAAAGATAGAAACCTTACTAAATCTGTAACAACAGGTCAAGGTGACTCAGGCGACACAGATATTATTTATCTTAAAGGTGTCGACCAAAGTCACAGCGGTTTTGAGATAGAGTCTAAAGTTGCTCTTCACGAAATGGTTGAGTTGGATGTAGCAGTAAGTATTGGTTCTTGGAAGTTTGATGGCGATGCTAAAGGTGATTATACAGAGATGGAATACAACGATGATAATCAAATCATTGGTCAGACTTCTACAGAGTATGAATACGCTCTCGATGGTTTAATGGTTGGTGATATGCCACAAACTGCTTATGTTGGTGGTCTTACACTAAAGCCAATCGATGGACTTAGTTTACAGGGTCTTTATAGGATATACGACAATCACTATGCTGATTGGAGTCCTGATTCTCGTGAAGTCGATGGTGACGCTGACAGAGCACAAGTTTGGAAATCTCCTGGATATTCTAAACTTGATTTGCATTTTGCATATAAACTGCCAGAAATTGCTGGTTTAGATTTAACTCTAACTGGTCACGTGTTTAACGCACTTGATAATGTTTATGTACAGGATGCTGTCGATAATAGTAAGTACAATGGGTATGGTGACAAAGTTCACGCAGCTCATAACGCTGAAGTATTTTTGGGTACACCAAGACACTTCAACTTAGGACTTTCTGTTAATTTTTAAAATGGTAATTTGGGGGGCTTGCAAAAGCCCCCTTTTTATCAAAATAAAGCTTGACTTTAATGGTTTTTGTTTGTAACTTTAAGTGTTGAAAAAGGGGTTTTTATAATCTAAATGTACCAAAATGTTTACTTCGATAATAAAAAACAATTGTTTCATATATGGGATGATGAAAGTGGTTATTATACACTTCCACATAAAAAATATGCTTATGTAAAGGATAGGGCTGGAACTCATATATCTTTATATGGAGATAAACTTAAAAAGGTTTATAGATTCGATCCCGACACACCAAATTTATTTGAATCAGATGTTCCACCTGAAACTCGTGTATTAGTAGACAATTACACAGATTCAGAAGAAATGTCTAAAGGCCATCGTATTATGACAATCGATATAGAGGTTGAAGTAACAGATGGTTTTCCATATCCTGAAGATGCCAAAAACAAAGTGACAGCGATTGCTGTACATAATTCAGAAGAAGATGAGTATCATTGTTTAGTATTGGATGAGAAAAAGAAACTCAGTTTAGAATCAAAAGATAATGTGATTATCGAATCTTTTGAAAATGAGTTTGATTTACTACAAAGATTTTTTCTATTATATTTAGATTGGAAACCAACCATAATTACAGGTTGGAATTCAGATTCATTTGATATGCCATATCTATATAACAGAGCTTGTAAAATAGTTGGTTCGGATATAGCTAATCTAATATCACCTATAAGAGAAGTTAAATGGAACAAACATCGTAAGAGATATATGTTTGCTGGTGTTAGTTGTTTGGATTATTTGGCTCTATATAAATTATTTACCTATACTCAATTATCATCTTACAGATTAGATGCTGTAGCTGAACACGAACTTAGTGAAAAGAAAATTGATTATAGTGGAACACTAAATGATTTATATGAAAATAACATAGATAAATTTGTAGAGTATAACATACACGATGTTAGACTTGTAAGAAGATTACACGAAAAATTAGATTTAATTGATATGGCTCGTGGTGTATGTCACGTAGGTCACGTTCCATATGAAGATGTTTATTTCTCATCTCGTTATTTAGAGGGTGCTATTTTAGTTTATCTAAAAAACTTAGGAGTGATAGCCCCTAATAAACCAACCAGACCAAATATGAATAGTGATGAGAAGTTTGCTGGTGCTTATGTACAACCACCACAAAGAGGTAAACACGATTGGGTATTTGATTTAGATATTACATCTATGTATCCATCAGTTATTATGTCTCTGAATGTATCGCCTGAAACAAAGATGGGTAAATTAAAAGGTTGGGATGCTGAAGAGTTTATGAAAGGAACTAAGAAAACTTATACTCTTATGTCAGGCGAAAAAGAGATGGGTAAACTTACTGAAACAGAACTAAAAGATTTCTTTGATAATAATAAAGTTTCAGTATCTTCTAATGGTGTATTATATCGTAGTGATAAGAAAGGATTGATTCCGGCTCTGTTAGAAAAGTGGTTCGATACTCGTGTGGAGTATAGAAAGTTGATGAAGAAGTTCGGTGATGCTGGTGATAATGAGAAGTATACTTACTTCAAAAGTCGTCAGTTAATTCAAAAGGTGGTTCTAAATTCATTATATGGTGTGTTAGGTTTGCCAGTATTTAGATTCTATGACTTAGACAATGCTGAGGCTACTACACTTACAGGTCAAGAACTAATTAAGTTTACCAAAAAGATTGGTAATCATTTCTACAACAAAGAGTTGGGAGATAATAATGACTATTGTATTTATATTGATACTGATTCAGTTTTCTATTCAGCGCTTCCATTAGTTAAGAAAAGATTTCCTACTATGGACTTCGATAGTGAGACTATGATGAGTAAGAGGATATTGGATGTGGCTGATGAGATGCAGGGATTTCTGAATAAGTCTTATGATTACTTTGCCAAAAGGTTTTTGAATTTGGATAAACATAGATTTGAGATAAAGCAGGAATTGATTGCTAAGAGTGGTTTGTTTATTGTGAAGAAACGATATGGTATGAAGATTATCAATGACAATGGAGTAAAGGTAAACAAACTGCATGTCAAAGGATTGGACTTAGTTCGTAGTAATTTTCCAAAGGCTATGGGTGAGTTATTAAAAAGTGTATTAGAGGATATTCTGGCAACTGTGCCAAAGGATAAGATAGATGAGAGAATTATAAATTTTAAGGAATCTATGAAGTTGGTAGACTTCGATAGGATAGCGATGCCAACTGGTATAAATAACTTAAAGAAATACTCAGATGGTAAGATGGGTAAGTTTACAAAGTTTGCCAAAGGTGCACCAGCTCATATCAAAGCCGCTATAACTTATAATGATTTACTAAGACATTTCGGAGTTGGTAAAAAATATGAAAAGATAAGTAACTCTGAAAAGATAAAGTGGGTTTATCTAAGACAAAATGATTTAGGATTAGAGTCTTGTGGATATAAAGGTTATGAAGATCCACCACAAATAATAGAATTTATTAAAACTAATATTGACTACAAAAAGATGTATGCTCAAATGTTAGAGAAAAAGATAATGATGTTTTATGATTCATTGAAGTGGAATGAGCCAGTAAATAAAAAGACATCTATGGAAAGATTTTTTTGATTTTGAAAATAAAAACTGATATATATTTATATATCAAAAACTACATAAGGAGTGAAAATGAACAAACATTCATTAAGCCGCTTTATTGATAAGTACTATCTTGGCGGAAATTGTTCATCGGTTGTAATTAATAGTAAAGGAGATTCTCTTTCTACTAGATTTATTACTGGTGATAAAAATTTACTTGGAGAACTAACTATGTCAGGTTGGAAGTTCGATGAGGCTGATTTAGGTGTATATAATACAGAGCAGCTTGTTAAACTACTTTCAGTTCTGTCAGAGAATATCACAATGAATCTTACTAAAGCTGGAGATAAAGCAGTATCTCTTAAAATATCAGATAGTAAATCTGATGTTAATTATATGCTTTCAGATTTATCTGTTATTAGTTCGCCACCTAATCTTAAATCTATACCTGATTTTGAGGTAAAGATAAAAGTCGATAAGTCTTTTATGCAGAAGTTTATTGCTGGTAAAAGTGCTTTGGCTGATACTGATAATTTTACAGTATTGACTAACGATGATGGGGTAAAGGTTGTGATTGGTTATGCTGAGATTAACACTAATCGTGTTACTCTTCCTGTGGAAACAGAATCTTATGATAAGATTGATAATGTATCTTTCAATGCTAATCTATTCAGAGATGTATTGGTTGCAAACAAAGAGTGTGAGGGTGCTACATTAGAAGTAAGTTCAGGCGGTTTGGCTAGAATCAATTTTAAAGTTGATGAGTATAATGCCACATATTACTTAGTTGCTGAACAAGATGTGTAATGGAAGAATATGTAGATAAGTCTAGAGTATCCGTTAGACCAATCTATAAACCATTGGCTAAGGATATAATAGAAAAAAACCATTATAGTGGTAGGTTGTCATCTTGTCGCTATCCTCTTGGAATCTTTTATCAAACTGATAATGAACACAAATTCTTTGCAGAAGCTGAAGAGAAACTTGTGGGAGTTGCATGTTATGGTTTTCCTGTTGGAAGAAGAGTTCTCGGTTCTATCTTCTCTGAAGAAATATTAGAGAATAAAAACATATTAGAACTTACGAGACTCTTCATCCACGATGGATATGGCAAAAATATTGAGTCTTTGGCATTGGGATTGACTTTCAAATGGTTGAAAGAGAACGCTCAAAATATAAAGGTTCTAATATCTTATGCTGACCCTGAACAATCACACGATGGTGCTATCTACCAAGCAACTAATTGGATATATCAAGGTTGTGGTGCTTTTCAAATGGCGCCAACCTATTCTCTGAGATTAGAAGAAGATGGAGAATGGATACATAGTAGAAGTGTTTATTCTAAATTTGGTTCATCAGATCCTAAGAAAATGGTTAAGGCTATTGGACACGACTTTTGGTTGAAGAAAGAAGCTAGTAAACATAGATACATTTACTTTCTTGGTAATAAAAAAGAGAATAGAAAATTTCATAGTGTTATGAAACATCCTGAAATGGACTATCCTAAAAACTATAAACACGATATTGAAATAACAAAAGTAGAGGTTAATAACGAAAAATGGAAAGATTAGATAATACCTTATGGGTTGAAAAGTATCGCCCTAATTCACTTGAATCTTATATAGGAAATGAACATCTAAAAAGTAAGGTTAAGGTTTATTTAGAGAGTGGGGATTTGCCACACCTTTTATTATATGGTAGGGCAGGTACAGGTAAAACCACTCTTGCTAAATTGCTTGTCAATAATATAGATTGTGACCACTTATATATTAACGCTTCAGATGAGAATAGTGTTGATGTAGTTCGTAATAAGGTTCGTGGTTTTGCTTCTACTATTGGATTCAAAGATATGAAAGTTGTTATATTAGATGAGTGTGATTATATCACACCTAACGCACAAGCGGCTTTGCGTAACCTTATGGAGACTTTTTCTAAACATACTCGTTTCATATTGACTTGTAACTATGTAGAAAGGATTATCGATCCAATACAGAGTCGTTGCCAACCATTTCAGATAGTACCACCATCAAGAAAAGAAGTTGCTATTCACCTAAACGAAATCTTAAAAGGAGAGGGTGTTGGGTTCGAAGTTGATGATGTAGCTACATTGGTTAATGGTGGCTATCCTGATATTCGTAGAGTTATAAACTTTGCTCAAAGGCAAGTAGTTGATGGTAAGTTGTCAATCGACCAAGATAATTTAGTTGCAGTTGATTTGAATGTAAATGTATTTTCTACTCAAGTTGTCAATGTATTGAAAACACAAAGTAAGAAAGACGCTTTTGTGACTATAAGAAAGATGTTAGGTGATAATCAAATATCAGACTTTGCTGATGTGTTCCGTTTGTTGTATGATGAAGTTGATGATTATGGTAAAGGACACGTAGCAGAATGTATATTGACTATTGCTAAATATCAATTATCAGATGCGCAGGTTGTTGATAAAGAAATAAATGTGATGGCTATGATGATAGAATTGTTGGGAATTATAAAATGAGGGTGTTAGTAATCGGAGATAGTTGCCAAGATATATTTGTTTATGGTGATATAGATAGGATATGTCCTGAAGGACCTGTTCCAGTGTTCAATAGAGATTGGGAAAAGGGTAATAATGGGATGGCTCTGAATGTAGTGGCTAACTTAGAATCATTGGGTGCTGAAGTAAAATATGTCACTAATCAAGTGGGTATAGTTAAAACCAGATATGTTGATAAACGCTCCAACCAACTTGTTATGAGAGTCGATGACAATGATAGATGTGATAGGATTGAAAAGGATTATTTATATAAGATAAGAAATAATGCTGTGGGTGATTGGAAGTTTGATGCTTTAGTGGTTGCTGATTATAACAAAGGATTTTTAGATGAGGAAGATATAGCTTACCTTTGCCAAAACAACACTAATGTATTTATAGATACAAAGAAACCAATCGATGAATATATGACAGAGTGTTCTTATATAAAGATAAATGAATTAGAATACAAAGCTATTAAAGAGAATGCTATAACTAATTGGTATGATGATAAATTAATAGTTACTCTCGGAGAAGATGGATGCCAGTATGATGGAAAAATATACGACACAACTAAAGTTACAGGAGGAGATGTATCAGGCGCAGGAGATACTTTTATGGCGGCTTTAGTTGTGAAGTATGGTGAGACTAATAAAATACAAAGGGCTATAAAGTATGCTCTAAAAGCAGCTACCGAAGTAGTTAAAAAAAGTGGAGTTTCAACAATTACTAAAGAGGAAATAAAATGAGTATGAAACCAATGAAACCAATAAACAAACCAACATCAAATGTAAATGTTACTATGGGAGATACAGAACCATTTGTGTGTGAGGATTGTGGTAATGCTGTATTTATACCAGCAGTATTTCTAAGGAGATTGTCGCCAATCGTATCACCTACAGGTAAAGAAGCTATGATTCCAATACAGGTTTATAGTTGTGGTAATTGTGGTAAAGTTCCAAGCACATTAATGAAGGAATTTGATGGCGAAAGTTAAAAAGAAAAGTTTATTCGATCACGTTAATGCTGTCACGAGTCAGCAACATCCTGATTATTGGGATGAGATTTCTGATGATGACAAAAAGTCGTGGTCAAATTTTATGGTTAATAGGTTTCTTTCTATGAAGCCTGAGTGGATAGAACTTGTGAATGAGGTTCAGAAATATCCACTAAAACCAAAAGAGCTATATAAAGTTTATATAGATTTTTTACCAAAGAAGAAACAATGGTTAAAATATATCAAAGGAGATAAGAAGATGAAATATCCAAAATGGGTATTAGAAATAGTTTCTAAACATTTACAATGTAGTGTTAGAGAAGCGAGTGACGCCGTAGAGATGTATGAAATATCAGCTGGCGGACAATCGGAATTAGCAGATATTTTAGGAAAGTATGGAGTTGAACAAAAGGAGATTCGTAAGCTCGGTTTAATATCATAGAAATGAGCGTAAAGAACTTCACAGTTGAAGAAGTACCTAGAAAATCAGTAGTAAAGTTTATAGAGAAACATCACTATTCACACAATGTAAATGGTGTCCAATCTTTATATCATTATGGATTATTTACAGAGGGAAATTTCGGAATACCTAAAATGATTGGGGCTATGATGTATGCTCATCCATCAATGCCAGCTACAGCAGCTAAATACAATCCAATTAATCCCACTAAGTGTTTAGAACTTAGAAGATTAGTTTGTATTGATGCCACACCTAAAAACACAGAAAGTTTTTTTATAGGACAGACATTTAAATTACTAAAAAGAGATACAGATATGGAAGTTATAGTTTCGTTTGCTGACCAACATCACGGACATACGGGTGTGATTTACAAAGCTACTAACTTTGATTATTTAGGTGAGACATCGAGAGGTAGGATACTAATGGTAGATGGTAAAGAAATGCATAGTAGGTCTTTGAATCAATTAGACAGGCCGTATGGAAGAGAATTAAAACGAAGATACGAAGCTGGTGATGAAAATATATTTTGGAAGAACACAAAACCAAAGCATATTTATGTATACTATCTTAATAAAAAAATTAAAAGACAAATAAAAAAGCTTGACTTGTATACATAAAAATGTGTATATTTAACTGTAAATTGGGGTGTTATAATGAGTAATATAAAAGAATCTAAAACAAAAGAAGTTTACACAAATCATTATGGTAATAAAACAAATGGTGATATTGTTACAATGATGGAAAAAGAATGGCCACAAATGACGGCTGAGTTTCGTAAATTACAAAGAGAACAATATGAGTTGTTCTTACACAAACAACACGACTACGGTCCAGGTAATATTTCAGTTGGAACACAATTACAAACACCCGAAGAGATACAATTATCTCTTACAGGTCTATGGTTCAGAATGAATGATAAGATACAGAGACTAAAGAATTTATTGATGAGTGGTCGTGAAAATGCTGTAGAAAATGAACCGATGGAAGATGCTTTTCTTGATGTATCCAACTATGGTATTATGGCTACAATCGTAAAGAATGGTAAGTGGGGTAAGTGATGGCAAAGTATAAACCTAAATACAGACTTGAAGTGGAAGAAGGTCACTACGAAAATGATAATTTGTTTTTCTTAATATGTCAGGTGTTACTACATAGATTCTGGCATTTAATTAATTATGGCGAATGGGCTGATTAGTGAATAAGATAAGTTATAGTCAATATTCAATGTGGGCTCAATGTCCACATAGATGGAAAACTGCGTATGTAGATGGTAAGAGAGAGTATACAGAAAGTATACATACTCTTTTTGGTACATCGATGCACGAAGTTATACAGACATTTCTAACTGTTATGTATGAAGATACTGCCAAAGCAGCTGAAGCTCTACCATTACCTGAAATGTTAAGAATTAGAATGAAGAGAAATTACGAAGATGCCCTAACAAAGAATGGTGGTGTTGAGTTCTGTACTCAAGCTGATATGGTAGAGTTTTACAAACACGGATTACTGATATTAGATTTCATAAAAAAGAAAAGAGCTCAATACTTTAGTAAGAAAGGTTATGAGTTAGTTGGTATAGAAGTTCCTTTGGAATATGATTTGCCAAATGGTGTTAAGTTTATTGGTTATATCGATGTAGTAATTAGAGATACAGTTAGAGATGTAATTAAGATATATGATATAAAGACTTCCACTATGGGTTGGAACAAATATATGAAGGCTGATAAAATCAAAACAGACCAATTATTATTATATAAACAATTCTATTCAAAACAATTTAATCATCCAATGGATAGGATAGAAGTTGAATACTTTATTGTAAAAAGAAAATTATATGAGAACTTAGACTTTCCACAAAAGAGAGTTCAGAAGTTTGCACCTGCAAATGGAACACCATCTATTAACCAAGTCACAAAAAGATTGAGTGAATTTATGGAAGAATGTTTTAAACCTGATGGAGAATACAACACCGAGCATATTTATAGTAAAGTGGCATCTAAGAAAAATTGCAGATTTTGCGATTTTAATCAAACAGAATATTGTGACGCAGGAGTTAAGTGATGAAAGTAAATCTACGGATGAATCTAGCTCATTTTTTATACAAACCTTTTGAAGAAGAGGTGATAAATAAATTAGAGAAAGCACATAAAGATAATGTTAAATTTTATTTGATATTATGGTATAAAGAGGGTTCTTTGAAACCTAAAGATTTAAAAGATTTTATGCTGAAGTATGAATCTAATTTACATTTTAAAACTAATATAGTTGTAGGAGACACACTAAAACCTAATGACTTTATTTGGTACGATATAACAGATAAATATGGATTAGATGGTAATCAAGTTAGGTTTCAATATACTTATAGTAAACCGGAAAGTATTTTAAAAGGTTTGGATGAGTTTCATAAATGTGCTAAATTTTGTTCATCCGATAAACCACCCAAAAGACAAAAGAGGAATGACTATGAAAGTAGCGATAGTAGGAAGTAGGCAATATACAAATAAAAGAAAGATTCAAGAATTTGTATTTAAGTTGAAACAAAAATATGGTGAAAAATTAGAAATAGTAAGTGGTGGACAAAAAGAGGGTGCTGATGGGTATGCTAAAAAGTATGCTCTTGAATTTGATGTAGATTATTCAGAGTTTCCGCCAGCACATTACAGTCATAATATACATTGTGTTTTACCAAAATACAGATATGGCAAGGCTTTTTATAAGAGTAATTATCACAAAAGGAACGCACAGATAGCTGAACATTGTGATGTTATGGTGGCATTTTTACCTAAAAATACTATGTCTAAAGGTACAGAAAGTGCTCTAAATGAAGCTAAAGAAAAACAAAAAAAATATGTAATAATAAGTTAGTTCTTATATACTTATATACATATATACGGAGGAAACTTTATGTTGAAATTGACATCCGTAAAGTTATTGGACAATCTTTATAAAAAATTTAAGATAAGTAATTTAGATGATAGCTTTACCTTACAAAAATTAGTTAATCGTTCTATGGATATGTATGTTCACGACAAAGAGTTTAGAACATCGATTAACGAATGGAAAAACCTTAAACCAAGTGGGAGTGCATTATGAATGAAAAATTAGAAAAAGCATTGAATCAAATAGTCAATCTTTTAAGTTCAATGAATGAAAGATTGCAAAATATAGAAAATGCAATAAAAAAACAAAAGAGTAAGTAAGTATGAATAAGTGGTTAAAAGCAGAGTTAGATTATTGGCAATCTCAAAAGTCTCAATCATTGGCTACGCTAGAATTATACTTTAATGATTCAGTAGGTATTGGAGAACATTCTGATATATCTAAGGAAATACACGATTGGACAGGTAAATTGTCTGAAGCTATAGAAAACTTACAAAATCTACAAGAATACTTTGCAAAAGATGGGAAAGTAAAAACAGAAAAAATGTTATTAAAAGATTAAGAGGGTTATATGCAAAATAAAAAGAAGATACTACTTCTTTCAGATGATATGAGAATGTCGTCTGGAGTTGGTACGATGTCTCGTGAATTTGTTTTGGGAACATTGGAACACTACCAATGGGTTCAGATAGGTGGGGCAATCAAACATCCAGATGAAGGCAAAATCGTTGATATGAATGAGTCTGTCAGAGAGGAGACAGGTATTAAAGATGCTTATCTTAAAATATATCCTGTTAGTGGATATGGTAATGGTGACTTATTAAAAGAAGTTCTGAGGATGGAAACTAAAGATGGTGTTGGTGTCGATGCTATACTTCACTATACAGACCCAAGGTTTTGGGGATGGTTATATCAAATGGAGCATGAGATACGACAAAATATTCCAATATTCTATTACAATATTTGGGATGATTTGCCTTATCCAAGATGGAATGAACCATTCTATGAGAGTTGTGATTTGATTATGAATATATCTAAACAGACAGTTAATATTGTTGATAATGTTTGTCAGAAAAGACCAAGAACAGATTGGGATAATACTTATGTACCTCACGGAATCAATGAAGATAATTTTTATCCTGTTGATGAACTGAATATGAAAGAGTGGGGTGATTTATTACAATTCAAAAGAACTGTAACGCAGGGTAGAGAGTATGATTTCATAGTCTTTTGGAATAATAGAAATATTAGAAGAAAATTACCTGGTGATGTTGTGATGTCATTCAAACAATTTTGTGATACTTTACCAAAAGAACAAGCTAAGAAATGTGCATTAATAATGCACACTCAACCACGCGATGAGAATGGTACAGATTTGCCAGCATTGGTTGAAGAACTCTGTCCTGATTATGATGTTATATTTTCACACAAAAAGTTAAGTGACAAAGAGATGTGTTATATGTACAATTTAGCTGATGTTACAATGAATATGGCGTCTAATGAGGGATTTGGTTTAGGAACTTGTGAGTCGTTGATGTGTGGAACACCAATATCTGTAACTGTTACTGGTGGATTACAAGACCAAGTTGGATTTAAATATAAAGATAAATTCATAACTTATGAAGATTACGAATGGATACACTCTTTACACGATGAATTTAAATGGAAAGATAATCCTGATTTAACTTGGGGTGAGTGGTGTAAACCAGTTTGGCCGTCTAATAGGAGTTTGCAGGGTTCAGTTCCAACACCATACATTTATGATGACAGACCTCGTTCAGAGGACTTTGCTGCTGCTATAAAAGAGTGGTATGATATGGGTGCTGAAGAAAGAAAAAGATGTGGTAGGTTAGGTCACGAATTTGTTATGAGTGATGATGCTATGATGACTGCTAAAGCTATGTCAGGTTTATTTATGGAACATATGGATAGGGCTTTTGATAAATGGACACCACGTAAACGTTACACAATTTTTGAAGGGTAGGAGTTAGAATGAAACCATTAATGTTAATTACAGGACCTGTTAATACTAGAAGTGGATATGGTTCGCATAGTAGAGATTTGGTTAGAAGTCTAATAGCTATGGATAAGTTTGATATAAAAATAGCTTCAATGAGATGGGGTAATTGCCCAATGAATGTATTAGATGATAAGAATCCAAATGATAAGATAATATTGGATAGAATACTTAATGCAAATGAGATGGCAAGACAACCTGATATACATATCCACATATCAGTTCCAAATGAATTTGCACCTTTGGCAAAATACAATATTGGAATAACCGCTGGTATAGAAAATACAGCACCAAAAGCTGAGTGGATTAAAGGTATGAATATGATGGATTTAAATATTGTTCCATCTAAGTTTACAAAAGAAGTATTTAAAAAAACCATATATGAACAGATGGATGAAAAAACAGGTCAAAAGACTGGTGAACTAAAACTTACTAAACCTATTGAGGTTTTGTTTGAGGGTATTGATACAGATATTTATAAAAAAACAAATGAAATATCGGATGAATTAAATGATGAGATGAAGAAAATTCCTGAGAAATTTGTATTTCTTTATACTGGTCATTGGTTACAGGGTGGTTTAGGAGAAGATAGAAAAGACACTGGTATGTTGGTAAAGACTTTTTTAGAGTCATTTAAAAATCACAAAAGACCACCAGCACTTTTAATGAAAACGAGTGGTGCTACTTTTTCTATTATTGATAGAGATGATATAAAAGGAAAAATAGAAGAGATTAAAAAGACAGTAAAAGGTAGACTTCCAAATGTTTATTTTTTACACGGAGACTTAACTGATAAAGAAATGAATGAAATGTATAATCACCCAAAGGTAAAAGCGCATGTTACTTTTACTCACGGTGAGGGATTCGGTAGACCTTTGTTAGAAGCCAGCGTATCAGAGAAGCCTGTTATTGCTCCTAATTGGAGTGGACAGGTAGACTTCTTAAATAAACAAAATGCTGTATTATTGCCAGGCTCTATGACAAAAGTTCCACCATCAGCATTTCCAAAAGATATGTTGGTAGAACAGGCGCAATGGTTTACAATAAACTATCAGTACGCTTCTCAAATGTTAAAGACTATATTCAAACAAAAAAAGAATTACACCTTTAAAGCTAAGAAGCTTGCTATGTTCAATAGAGGAAATTTCTCTCTGAAAAAGATGGATAAGAAGTTTGAAAATATATTAGATGATTATCTACCTAAGTTTGTAGAACAAGCACAGCCAGTTAATTTAAAATTACCTAAATTAAAAAAGGTGGGTGAAGAAAAACCTGCTGAACCAACTAAAATGAAACTACCGAAATTGAAAAAGGTTTAATATGTCAGAACACGTAGAAGTAAAAACAGATTGTCCTTTATGTGCAGAGATGCACAGTAATTGTTTCGTAGAATCAACAGAGATAGAGGGTAAACCATTTGATTCTTACATATGTTTTCAATGTGGTATGACATCAAATTCTTATTTGGCATTCGATAGTGAAAAGTTAGAAGAGTATACGAAAAGCCATACTAAACTGATGAATGATTTAAAGATTTTTGATAAAAAAAGAGGTATAGTTTGGTTTCCATCTGTAATTAATATGGGAGAAAAGGGAGTAATTTATCCAGAGGGTGATGTCAGTAATTGGCATTGGTACTACGCTTCAGTTGTAGAAATACCTGAAGAAGAAAGACATAAATACGATGGTCACGAAAAAAGATTGGATGTTGAGAATCCACAAAAGTTTGGACAATTTGAATTTATGGAAGCCTGTAAAGCTATGGGAATAATAAAAGATAATGGCTAAACTACCATATAATTGGGCAAAAGTTAGTGCTGGTGATATTATATCATTTGTTTATGAAACAAAAGAGGGTAGGAGACTTCGTAGAACTATACTTGTTTTAGAACCTAATAGAAAAAAGTTATTACACGGAATTCAGTTAGAAGTATCTAATGTTCCCACTAATAGAGAAATCAAAAAGCTATTAGAGAAAGCTGGAGAAACTCAGATAGTTGATGAAAATAAAAAGATATACAAAGTTTTGTTGGATGGAACTTCAAAAGCAGTTTATAGTAGATTAAAAAGACTAATAAAAAGACACGATATTTACAGAACTTATACCTTAGAAAAAGCTAAAAAGAGTCAAGTATTTTTAGAGGATTTAAGACTACCAACACAATTTGTAGAAGAGTTGAAGAATGAAAATTAGTTATGGGATTACAGTACACAATGAGGCTGATGAATTAAATAAGTTATTAGAGGTATTAGTACATAAGACAAATTCTGAAGATGAAATAATAGTTTGTATCGATGATACAAATGGTGAAGATGACGCAGTAAGATTCGTATTAGATAGTTGGACTCAACAATATGCTCATAGTAAAATGATGAAAGTATATCAGAGGAAACTTAATAAAGACTTTTCTGCTCAAAAAAATTCAGTTATAGAAAACGCAGTAGGTGATTACATATTTCACATTGATGCTGATGAATATCCACACAATTTTTTAGTTTTACAATTACATAGAATATTGGAGATGAATGAGGGTGTTGATTTAATTTGGGTGCCAAGAGTAAATACCATTGATGATATGGAACAAAAACATATAGATAGATGGGGATGGAAAGTCTCTGAGAATGGTTGGGTAAATTATCCTGATTATCAAGCGCGTGTATTTCGTAATGATAAAAACATAAGATGGACAAGACCACTTCACGAATATATCACTGGTTGTAAAACTTACGCACATTTGCCACCACAAGAGGAGTTGAGCTTATATCATCCAAAAACTATAGATAAACAAGAAAAACAAAATATCTTTTATAATCAAAACTTTAGTGCAGAGATGAATGTAAGGAGAGGAACTTGATTTTCTTTAGAATTGTGGGTGACAAATTATATCACTCTGGCGAAGTTGAGAACTTAGGTTTTGAAGAATCTGAGGGAATTAGGATTCCTGATGAATATCTTGAAAAAGGTGAATTTACAATTATGAGAACTTGTCACGGAATTGGTGATTGGGCAATCATATCAGCGATGCCCAAATTATTGAAAAAGAAGTATCCAAATTGTAAGGTGTATGTTCCATCAGTAAAATTATTAGAAAAAATCTGTGGAGACATTGGTGACCAATGGGGAACTTGGAAAGACCCTTTTGAAAATGCAATCAATGTATTCAAACATAATCCATATGTGGATGATTTTGTAGATAGTGTAGGTGATGAGATATTTCACGACCACTATAGAGTTTATGATAAAAACTGTGCCGATATTCCATTGGTAGAACAAATGTTAAAGTTTTGGCAGTTCGAAAAAGATGAATTGTCAGACTCTAAGCCAGAGATATATTTTAGTGAAGAAGAAATGGAGATGGGTGATAAAATTATCAATGAATATACTGATGGGAAAGACTTCGGTTGTTTACTTATATCAGATAGATATGATTACTCTATGGATAGATTGATAGAGGGTGTTATAGACCCAACCATAAAACATTTCTATTGGACAGAAAGACCAATTGAACAAACTTCATTTAATTTTATTGATAAGGCTTTGGATATGAGACATATGCCAGTTAGAATGCAACTCTATATCAAATCTAAAGCTAGATACAATGTCGGCAATCAATGTGGTACATCACAATTGTTAGTCAGATATTCAGATGTATTTTCTGTACAGAGACAATTTCCTTTGGCTGGTAATTTTGTCAGAGGTGAAATTTATTTAACAGATAGTAAAGTTAGGTCAATATTAAATGGGTTGCCCGATAAATCTGAATCTAAAACTACAACTAGTAAGAAATTCAAAGCCGATTTTATTAACTATTTTAGTGATGACAAATATAAATCTATGTCAATTTTAGAAGTTGGTTCTTCATTAGGACATAGTACAAAAATGTTGAGCCATTTGTTCAGAGAAGTTACAGCATTAGACAATCTATATGAAAGACACGAACAATCAAAGCAATTAAATTCTGATAGACATAACATACATTATGTTGTGATGGATGTGTACACACAATCTTGGGAACAATTTGGTAAGATGGATGCTGTATTTATAGATTGTGTTCACGACTATGCTCACATAAAAAGTGATATAGAAAATGCTCTAAAATTTGGAAAGGGAACTATAATTGCTTTTGATGATTATGGTTTGTTTCCTGATTTAAAACAATGTATAGATGAGTATGTTAATATGGGTAAGTTAAAAGTTTTGAAAAAGATAGGACAGTTAAAAGGAACTTTCTATCCCACAACACAAAACAAAGTGTTAAAAGATTATGAGGGTATAATATGTCAGAGCGTATAATTTACACTTCTGTATTCGGTGGATATGACAATGTTGTAGAGCAGAGTTCTGATGGTTGGGATTGGAAATGTTTTAGTGAAGAAACACATATGCCAATATACGAAGATAATAATAGGAACGCTAAGAAGTTCAAAGTCTTACCACATAGATATTTAAAAGATTACGAATACAGTGTGTTTATAGATGGGAATATGAGTGTCGTAGGAAACTTAGATGAGTTGGTGGATAAATATTTGAAGGATTCTAATGTCGCTTTCTTTAGTCACAATAACAATTATTTAGATGCTAGAAATTGTCCTTATCAAGAAGCTCAAACCATACTTGATTTGGGAGCTAAGAATATGAAACTTACACCTGAAAGAGGTATGTTGAATTACAAAGACGATCCTTATCTGATTCAAAAACAGATGACTAAATATTCTATGGTGGGGTTTCCAAAAGACAATGGATTAATTACTGGTATGGTTATTTTAAGGAGACACAACGAAAAAGATTGTATAGAAACAATGGAAGATTGGTGGACAGAAATTAAATATGGTAGTAAGAGAGACCAGTTAAGTTTTAATTATTGTGCTTGGAAGAACAATCTGAAATTTAATTATATGGATGGAGATTCCAGAGACAATGAATATTTTAATAGAAGTACTGGAGCACACATAGGAAAGAAATGAAGAATATAATTTTTATACCCTACATAAAAAGAGAAAAAGATTTGACTGGCAAATCAAGCATTGGACATTCAAACAGACATCAAGGTTATGAGTATGGTATAAACTCTTGGAAAGCGTGGGCTGAAAAAAATGGTCACGAAGTCTATATTATGTCAGACTTATTATGTGATGAATCTGAAATGTTAATAACTTGGCAAAGATGGCAAGTCTTAAATATATTAGAACATAATGAAATAGACTACGACCAAGTATTAGTTGTCGATGCTGATTCAATAGTTCATCCTGATTGTCCTAATTTCTTTGAGATGACGGATGGTAAATTCACAAGCACATTAACTGATGGTGACTTTGAATGGATTAACAGAGCTATAAATGGTTACTCTAAAATGTTTTGGAACAAAGAGTTTTGTATACCATCTTTTGAGTTCTTTCAAACTGGCTTTGTTATTATTAATTCAGAGCATCAAAAGTTCTTCGATAAAGTATTTGATTTTTATGAAGAAAACAAACAAAAAATTATCGATTCGTATGATATATTACTAACTGGTAGTGATATAACACTAATGAATTGTATGAGAAAAGAGTTTGGTTTAGAGATGAAACTTTTACCGAGACAATTTGGTATGATGGATATGGTTAGGAAACAATTATTTCATTGGCATCCAGATTGTTTTTGGGAAGATAGTTTAACAAACCTTTACAATTCAGGTTGGGTTTATCAGTTCAATGCTATACCACCAAGTGAAATTGGAAGAGATAGAACTTATTGGATGAAACGTGTATATGAGGAGTTATATAAATGAGAGTACTTTTAACTGGTTCAGAGGGATTTGTTGGTAAGAGTGTATATAAAAAACTAAAAACAATAGAAGATGTCAGTAGCATAACTTGTATTGAAAAAGATTATATGAATCACATTGGTTGGGAAACCACTTTATCTAAGGCTGTGGAACAATCAGATGTTATATTACATATCGGTGCTATTTCTGATACTATGTTGAAAGACCCAAATGAAATGTTAAAATACAATTATGTTTTTAGTAAAGAGTTGTTTGATTTGGCATTTATATATGAGAAAACAGTTGTCTATTCATCATCTGCTGCTAATACTGGCGACAAAGGATTACCATCAAATATTTATGGGTGGTCTAAATACATAGCTGAAGAGTATGGAATTGCTGCACTTGATGACTTCTACGCTCTTAGATATTTCAACGTGTATGGACCTGGAGAAGAACATAAAGGTAAGATGGCTTCCGTAGCACACCAAGCCCATTCAGTTGGTAGGTTTATGTTATTTCCCAAAAAACCTCTGAGAGATTTTGTTTATATAGATGATGTTGTTGATGCCACTTTGTATCCTTTGTTTAATGATATTCCTTGCGGTGTATATGAAGTTGGTAGTGGTGAAGCTCGATCGTTTGAGGATGTATTAGAACTAATGGAAATACCATATGAATATAAAGGTGAGTATGAAATACCAAAAGGCTATCAGTTCTATACAAAATCAGATGAGAAGAAATTTATGGATGGGTGGAAACCAAAATACAATTTGGAAAAGGGGATAAAAAAATACAAAGAATATCTCAATGAAAGCATGTAGACATTTCAAAGGAGACAGACCTTGCAAATATTATTGGATAGATAGGTCTTGGGATTGTTTTGAATGTGAACACCATAATCCATATAACGAAAGAATACTATTAATAAAATTAGATGCTTTAGGTGATGTGGTTAGAGCAACTGCTCTAGCAGAGGGAATTAAAAAGAAGTATCCTAATTGCCAGTTAAGTTGGATTACTGTAAAAGATGCTATGTTTTTTGTAGAATCAAATCCATTTGTAGATAGAGTTTTAGAATACAATACTGAAATAGTAAGACAATTACAATTTGAAAAATTTGATACAATTATAAATTTAGATAAAGACCCAAAAGCCACATCAATGATGATGTCTTTTAATTCGGAAGATAAGAGAGGTTATGGTTTAAGTTCTGAGGGGCACGCCACACCTTTGAACGATGGGGCTAAATATCACTACAATATTTGTTTGGATAATTGGGGTGGAAAAACTAAAAATACAAAGAGCTATCAAGAGTTGATATTTGAAATGGCTGAGTTAGATTATGATATGGAGAAACCATTTTTTGAATTAGATTCTGTTAAGTTCAAAAACTTTGAATCAAAATTTCTATATGACGATGATAATGAACAGCCTTTGTATGTAAAAGATTTAGTAATACTAAACACTGGTTGTGGACCTGTCTACCCACATAAGAAATGGACTTATGATGGATACAATGAACTTATAAAACTTTTATCAAAAAATAGTGAGTGTGTTGTTTTACTGTGTGGTTCAAAATCTGAAGTTGAGTTAAATAAAAAATTGTATGAGGAAAATAAATCAGACAGTTTAATAAACCTAACAGATAATTATACATTAGAAGAGTTTAGTTATTTAATTAAAATGGCAAGTGTTATTGTCACAGGAGATACAGTTGCTTTACATATGGCTATTTCATTAGGAACAAAGATAGTTAGTTTTTTTGGTCCGACACCACATCAAGAAGTAAACCTTTTTGGTTTAGGAATTAAGTTGGTTAGAGAGGAGTTGGATTGTTTAAATTGTTACGACCAATTTCCGTGTCCTTATGATGGTAAATGTATGAGTTTAATATCAGCTAAAGATGTACATAAATCTATAAGAAGAGTTTTATTAGGAGGAACGTATTGAGTTTAGATATAATTTTTGCAGAATTTGGCAGTAGAGACAAAGCAAATCAGAAGTGGTCAAATCCTATAGGTAGATTAGACCCAACTTATCAGAGTGTAAAATCTTTCTTTCCCGAAGCTAATATAATTTGTTATAGTGATGATGAATCTATTGGAGATGGATACGATGTGGAAGTTAGACATATAGATTCTGAATCAACACCTTTCGATAAAGATTACAGAGAGGGTAGTGGTAAGTTAAAATGGGGCTACCATTGTTGTGATTACTATCAGATAAAAGGTTTACTTGAATCTACAGCAGATGTAGCTATAGCGATGGATTCTGATTTGATGTTTGTTTCAGATGAAGTTAAAACTTTAGTGCCAATAATAAAAAAGTTTGGAATTTGTTGTCCACAAAACGAAAGACAAATGGTTAAAGTCGATGGATTATATACTCGTGGAAATGATGGAGATTATCATATCGGAGAAGATGAAAGTCGTGGCAATATATTGACTTATGATTTGTGGTGGACAGGCTTTCTCACAGAAGATAATAGAGGCAGGGCTTATCTAAGTGAGTTTCTTAGATTGATGAAAGAGAATCCAAAGAGGGGTCCTTTACAATTAACCAGAGCAGCTTGGAATACAGGAGTATATCCGTATCCAATGCCAAAACAATGGGGAGTTGGTGTTGGGCACGTAGGTTGTGGAAATGAAATAATATTACACGTTGGTCACGATGCTGTACAAGACCACTATTTAGAACGGAGAATATAATGAAAATATATTGTATACTAATGGATACAGTTCCGAGAGATGGAAGAATAGTAAATGCTTTTCGCAGTAAAGGAGTGGAATTTTCAGACCACATAACTTGTAGCTCTACTGTACCAACTCTTATAACTATGTTTAGTGGTAAGACACCAACGGAGATGTACGGAATAGGTGGAGTTGGTCACTCACATACATACGATAGATTAGTATCAGATAAAAAAGTGTGGGATGAACAGATGTTATTTCATATGATTCCTGATGATTGGGCGATACATATTCATTCAATGCCATTGACTAGAGGAGACCACGGAACAGGTGATGTTTCTAATCCTAGTTTCAAACTTTTACCTGATGATATATGTGGTAGAACAAATAATATGCGATATTATAATTACGATGATTCGCACGATGAAGATAATTTTATGAAGAAGATGCAAAATATACCAAAAGTTAGAGTAGGTCCTGATTTGAAAATAGATGAAAAATTTGATAAAGATACAAATCATCTTATAGTTTTGAAGTGGAATCATTACCACGATGCTTCTAGAGGTAAATTTATTAAATATGGTGGAACTGATATTCCATCTACTTCAGATGCTATAATAGATATGTACGCTGATATGATAAAACAAATGGATTTTGAAGAACCAGATTCTTTGTTTTGGGTATTTGCAGACCACGGAGAACCACATAATATTAGTGAGATGATGCCACCACCAGATTCTTGGTTGGCTTGGTGTGGTGTTAAAGATAATATATCTAATCAAAAAGTAACTAAAAAAATAATAGGATGTGATGATTTTAAGAACACAGTTCTAAATAGAGTATACGATACAAGTAAGGAAGATGAAGAATATATCCCTTTACCAAATGATGTTTTGTCAGATTTGGATATGAATAGAATTTATGTTCGTGAAGATGGAAGAAGTGCTGTTAGCCCTAACTTTGCTTCAACAGTATCTGCTATAAAGGCTTTGGATGAACATCGGTATATACAATATGTAAATCATTCACCAAACGCACATAAAAGACAATTTCATAATCAAGAAGAAAGAATTATTATCTATAACAAAACAGAAAATACTATCGATACACCAAATGTACCACAATATCACATTGGTGCAGAATTAAAACAACATCTTTTGGATGGGCCTTGGGAATGGTATTTTAGGAAAACAGCTGATGAGTGATGTTTATGTTGGAATGTGTGCTGATTTAATTCATCACGGACATCTTAATATAATAAAGGAAGCTAAAAAATACGGAGATGTTACAGTTGGTTTACTTACTGATTCTGCTATAGCTAGTTACAAAAGACTACCTGCTTTAAGTTACGAAGAAAGAAAAATAGTTGTAGAGAATATAGTCGGTGTCAGTAAAGTTATACCACAAAAGACATTGGATTATATACCTAATATAGAAGAACTAAAACCAAAATATGTGGTGCACGGAGATGATTGGAAAGAGGGAGTTCAAAAGCAAGTTAGGCAAGGAGTGATTGATAAATTAGAAGAGTGGGGTGGTGTAGTTATTGATGTTCCATACACAAAAGGAGTATCATCTACTAAATTACATAATCACTTAAAAGAAATTGGAACTACTCCTGATGTAAGAAGAAAGATGTTGAAAAGATTGATAGAGTCGAAACCGATAGTGAGAGTTTTAGAAGCTCACAATGGATTGACTGGTTTGATTGTAGAAAAGACAAAGGTTGGTAATGATGAGTTTGATGCTATGTGGTTGAGTAGCCTAACTCACTCAGCATCTAAAGGTAAGCCAGATAATCAGTATGTAGATATAACCACAGTTAGTCAAACTTTGAGTGAGATATTTGATGTGACAACAAAACCAATGATTGTCGATTTGGATAATGGTGGGATGATTGAACATTTTAAGTTTACGATAAGAACTTTAGAACGAATGGGTGTATCTTCAGTAATAATTGAAGATAAGATTGGTTCAAAAAGAAACTCTCTATTTGATGATACTTCCAATCAAACGCAAGATAAACCAAGTGAATTTGCCAATAAAATATTAGAGGGTAAGAAAACATTAGTTACAAAAGACTTTATGATTATAGCTCGTATAGAAAGTTTTATTTTAGGAAAGGGAGTTGTTGATGCTATTGATAGAGCTTATCTTTATATAGATAGTGGAGCTGATGGTATTATGATTCATAGTAAGAGTGAAGATGTTTCTGAAATACTATCTTTTTGTGAACACTATAAAAAGTTTAAGAAAAAAGTTCCTTTGGTAGTTGTACCATCTACTTATAATAAAGTGGTAGAAAAACAATTAATTGATATTGGAGTTGATGTGGTTATTTATGCTAATCATTTATTGAGAAGTTCTTATCCAGCGATGATTGATACTGCTAAATCAATTTTAGAAAATAAAAGGTCTTATGAGGCTAGTAAAAATTGTCTACCAATAAAAGAAGTATTGGAGTTAATACCAAATGATTAAACTCAAATCAGTTATAGATGATGGTTATAATTTCTTCACAGGCGTACCCGATAGTGGATTGAAACCTTTTATCAAAGAGATACAAAAATCAGAATTTGAACACATACCTGCAACTAATGAGGGGCAAGCGATTGGAATTGCAGTCGGTGCAGAATTAGCTGGTATGAAAAGTTGTGTCTACCTACAAAACTCAGGTCTTGGTAATTGTATAAATCCATTGACAAGTCTATGTATGCCACACAATATACTTCCATTGTTGGTAATAGGACACAGACATACTTTGCCACAACACGCAGTAATGGGTAGGGTGGATAAACAAATGTTAGACCTAATCGGTTATTGGAATTATATAATAGTGGATGGAGACAATAATGTCAAGTAGAAAAGGAGCAATAAAATTTATCTTTGAGAGACATCCCGATGCTATATTCGTAACCAACACAGGTTATATATCTAGAGCAGTTTATGATATGTATCCAAAGAATAAGAATATATTTTATATGCAAGGTAGTATGGGATTGGCTCCGTGTATCGGATTGGGAATGGCTCTTAATACAGATAAAGAGATTGTAGTTTTAAGTGGTGATGCTGCTCTGTTAATGCACTTAGGAATAACTCACACTATAGCTGACAGAGAGTTGGGTAATCTTTTTGTATATGTTTTAGATAATGGATGCCACGAATCAGTTGGTGGATTCTTCAGTTCTCAATTGGAAGATTCTTATTTAGGTATTGATGATATAATTCCAATTAGCAAAGATGGTAAAAAGGGAAGAGTAGAATTAGATTGTGAAAAGAATACAAAACAAATAAAGGAGTTATTTTGAGAGGATATAATGGTACACTATTAGTATGCTCGGAGTCTACTAAAAAATTTATAAATGGTTTTGATAAAGTTAGAGTTGTAAAAGGAGCTCCTGATGCCACTATTTTAGATGAGGTTGGTGCTTATGAAAAGGTTACTGCGATAGGTGGTGGTGCTGTGATAGATACAGCGAAGATATTGGCTAAGAATCCTATAGTTTGCTATCCAACCACAGCAGCTGGTTCTACAGAAACTTCTTGGTCTGTTTATTGGGATGGTAGTAAGAAATGTAGTATAAAAAGACACAAGCCAAGAGATGTTATTATAAATTCAGAGTTTTTAGATTTACCATATAGTGTTGTGGCTGAGACTACATTTGATGTCGTAAGTCATTGTTTGGATAGTTTAAATTCAAAGAAATCTACAGAAGAAAGTATTGGTTATTGTAACAGAGCTCTAAAAATATTAAGAAATAGAGGTAGAGGTAATGTTGATTTAATAAGAGCTGGTCGTGAAGCAGGAAAAGCTATAGAAATTGCTGGCACTAATTTGTTACATTCCCTTTCTTATCCTTTAACAGGATACTATAATGTATCTCACGGATTAGCTTTGGGTTATTTCTTACCAAAGGTTTCAAAACTTATGAATAATGATGTAAGTGATATAATAGATGAATATGAAAACTTTACATTTGATTTTAATATTGATATGGAAATGGTAATAGATGAAGCTCTAAAATATGACAAGATTAATGAGAGTAAGATATTTATAGATAAGAAAGTTTTACAGGAGGTTTTAGTATGAGTGAATTATCAATAACAGAAATAGCTTTAAAATACAATTGTGACAAATATGATTTAGGTTATTTAAAACATTACGAAAAGAAATTTGAATCCATTAGAAATGATGTTACTAAGATATTAGAGATAGGTTTAAATACGGGCGGTTCACATTTAATGTGGTTAGAGTATTTTCCAAATGCTATGGTTTATGCCATTGACAACAGAATACTTTATGAAGAGTATGTTACTAATAAACGTACTGGTGGAAGATTGACAATGGTTGATGGATGGGATGACAGAGATGAAAATAGATTGATTGTGTTTAATGGAGACCAATCAAATATTGAAGATTTAAATAACTTTCGTGGTGAGTGTGGTTCAGAATTTGATATTATTATAGATGACGGTGGACACACAATGAGACAGCAACAAACATCTTTTGGATTTCTCTACAATGATTTAAAATCAAATGGAATTTATGTAATAGAAGATTTACATACTGGCAGTAACCAATGGGTAAGTTTATATGGATATGTTGTTATTGAGCAGGGTGATACTTTAACATTAGATTTAATGAAGGACTTTGAAAATAATGATGGTTCAATATTAGAGACTAAACATATAACGAAAGAACGGCTGCTTGATATTAGAGAAAGAATGAATAGTTGTACAGTACAGGTTGGGATGGACTCATATAAAGATTATAAATGGCCAACAACATTAGCTTTTATGGATTTTGAATGAGTAAAGTAGCAGTTATAGTAGAAACGAGAAAACATAAAGCCTTACCTTTTGTTCTCAATAATGTTATGTCAGTTTTGCCAGAAGATTGGGATTTACAGATATTTCACGGCTCTAATAATTTAGATTATATAGATGAAGTAATTTCAGAAAATCCATATTTAGGTGGCAGAGATTTTTTCTGTAATGATTTAGAAATAGACACTATAACTGCTGATGATTCGAGCTTGGAAATTATGCTAACGGAAGATTTTTGGAATAAGGTAGTCGGTGAAACTGTATTGTATTTTGAATGTGATACGATGCTATGTCCTAATTCAGAACATAAAGTTGAGGACTTTGAACACTTTGATTACATAGGTGGTTATTGGGGAAATCAATTAGATATGTTAGACAATGATTACTCAAAGGTTATGAATGGTGGACTATCAATTAGAAAGAAAAGTTTTATGTTGGATATAATTAAAAACGAATTACAACCATATTTAGATAGGGGTGGAAATCCTTGTGAGGATTATTTTGTAACAGATAGGATAAGGACTAAACCAAAGGTAAGAGATGTGTTAAACTTTTCAATAGACAATGGTTATATGTATCCATTAGATGACAAAGCACCATTTGGATTACACAAACCGTGGGGTGCTAATCCAGCAAAAGGTCACGGAAAGTATTATAATGAAATCAAAAAAGTGTGTGAAGATGTAGAGAAATTGGAGATTTATAATGGCGTATAGAGCTGGCGAAACAATGAGATTAGAGGATGTTGATAAATTAGGAATACATCCCACTTTTATTTTAGACATAGGTGCACATTCAGGTCAGTTTCGTGGTTGGGCTAAAAGAGTTTGGCCAGATGTACCGATTTGGATGATAGAAGCTAATCCACTACACGAAAGAACTTTAGAAAATCTTATCAGATTTAGTAATGACCAATATCTAATAGCATCGATGGGAGATGAAGAAAGAGAAGTTACTTTTTACACCCGAAGTGACAAACCACATACAGAGGGTAATTCTTACTACAAAGAACATAACTATTGGGATATACCACAATTGGTACAAGAAACTAAAGTAACATTACAAAAGCTAGATAATTTATTTGAAAATGATGCAGTATTTGATATTATAAAAGTAGATACGCAAGGTTCTGAAATAGATATATTAAAAGGTGGTAAAGATTTAGTTAGTAAAGCTCAAGCGATTATATTGGAAGTGTCTTTTATAGAATACAATGAGGGCGCACCAACAGCTGAAGAGACTATTGATTATATGAATGAAATTGGTTTTGAAGAAAGAATGAGTCTTGGCGAACACTATGATGGAGAAACAATAGTTCAGAAAGATTTATTATTTACAAATAAGGAGTTAGTTAAATGAAGAAAGAGTTTTTAGATTTAGGTAGACAACCTATAGCAAATAAGTTTTTAAAAGAAGATGAAATTAATGATGAGTTCTTCTTTGA